GCAGGCGGTGCGATGGTGGCGAGCGGGAACACGGACACGGAGACCGTGGGGCGCATCGGGCCGCTGGACGCCACGGACACGGAAGACATCGTTTCCGGCGAGTTGCGGCAGGTTGGGCTTGAAAAGCTCACGCTGCCGCTGGGCACGGACATCCGGGGGACGGACACGGTGTCAGTCGTAAGCGCGCGGCACGGCACAACGGTCAACTACACCGTCGAAGGCGTGGCACCCAAGAGCACGTTCGCCGTCCACCGCAAGGCATTCGTGAGGAGCGTATGAGCGGTGGGCTGGAGGTGCGCGGCGTGTCTGGGCTGATCGCCAACGTGCACGTCGCCAAGGCGGAGATCGGCAGGAACATCCGGGCGGCAATGCAGCGCGAAGGCAAGAATCAGCACGAGGACACGGTGCAGGAAGCGCCCAAGCGCACGGGCTTTCTCGCGGCGCACACGCGGCTGGAGTTCTCGCCGGAAGGTCTGACGTTCACCGTGGGATACGACGAAACCGATTGGGCAGATGCGGGACTGTATCCCTACTTCTACCCTGTGATCCTGGGATCGTCCACGCAGAGTGCCAACGACTTCCTGTTCCGGGTGCACGAGGCGCATCGGGAGCGCGTGACGAGGGCCGTGGGCGACGCCATCAGGCGTGGCGTGGAGAGCGTCAGGGCGTGAGCGCCATCTATCTGCTACAGGTGGCCGTAGTCACGCGCCTGAAGGGAGACAGCGGCGTTGCGGCGCTGGTGGGGGAGAAGGTCTACGACACAGCGGCACCGGCAAGCACGGCAACGCCGTGGATCACCGTGGACAGCCTCACCGGAGTTGAGGAAGGCGGTGCCATGGGGACGCGGGGCTTCGGCCACACGATCACCGTGCACGCGTTCGACAGCGATCTTGCGGGAAACGAAGGTGTCTCGGCGGTAGCGGCGGCGGTCAAGACGGCGCTTCGCGCCCCTCTGGCAATCACGGGCCACGTGTCCACGGCGCTACGGCTGGACTTCGAAACCGTGCTGGAGGAACCGAACAAGCGGCACGCACCAATGAGGTTCCGGGTGCTTGCACTGGAGACGTAAAATGAACCAGCGGAAGCGTTTCTTTGGAGGGGAGTTCGTGTCTCCCAGACCAGACCCCAACGACAGGTGCGATCATGGCAGAACGTCGGCTTACCATCTACGCGCGGCAGGGCCTGATGGAAATGGGCGGCGGCGTGTACCGAGTCGAGGTGAACGGCACCAAGGTTCACCATGTGCGCGGGGTCTTCTTCAGGTGTGATGCAGAGACGGACGGCTTTGAGGCGACGCTGACCTTCGGCATCGACGTGGCGGATCTGATAACCGCGGTGGAGTCGTTTGAGGTGGATTCGGTACAGGAGACCGCCGCAGATAGCGGAGCGGCATGACGGACGAAGCCCTTGCTGCACTCCGCCAACAGGCCACGGCGCTACGGGCACAGGCCATGGCCGTGGTAATGGGCGCTGATGCCCTGCTGGCGACGCTCCCCGCCTCGCAGCCGCAAGACGCGCCACCGCCCGCACCACGCACCCTAGGCAACGACTGACGCGAGGGAGAAGCGAAATGCCGAAGGATACCGCCAAGCCGAAGGAAATCACGTCCAACGCCGAACCCATGGTGTTCGAGACGTTCACCATGCCCAACCTGACCAACGAGCGCGGGCGGCTGGCGCGCGAGGCCGCTACGCTGGGCAAGGACGAACTGGTGGAGCGCGCGGCGGCAGTGGGCGTCGCGACCGAAGGCACCAAAACGGAGATCGTGGAGCGCGTACAGGACGCCGCCCGCAACGACTAACCCCACTCGACGCGAGGATACACCCATGGCGTTCCCGTTCGACCCCGTCAACGCACGCGTGCGCGTCTCCACTACGGTGAGCGGCACCTACACCTCCATCGGCAAGGTGACGGCGGCCAACAGCAATGAGGGGCAGGAAGGGGCGTCCAAGGTGCGCTACCTCGGCGGGTCCGTGCGCCGCCCCGGCGACAACACATGGGGCGGCGACATCACCGTGCTGTTCGACAGCGGCGACACGTCGGGTCAGGAAGTGCTCAAAACCGCCAAGCGCAACGGCACAACCGTGTTCCTCCAGTTCTGCCCTGAAGGCACGGCCACTAGCGCCAAGGTGGAACAGGGCGAGGTGAACATCACCGCGCACAACCTGCCACTGGACGCCACCACGGAAATCATCAGCCGTTCCTTCTCCTTCGAAGGTGTGGACGACGCCCCCACCACCGTGACTCTGGCCTGATCCCATGGCATCGCTACGCGAGACGCTCAACGAGAAGAGCAAGGCGCTGGTCAAGCGCAAGGTTATCACCCTGCCGCAGACCGGCGTGAAAGTGACCGTGCGCACGCTGATGAGCGGCGACATGCAGCGCGCCAACGCCGCCGCGGAACAGGACCGTGGCTCTGCGATGGTCGCCTACGCCGTGGAGGACCCCGACAACCCGGGCGTTCCGCTCTACAACTGGAACCTCCTGCCGGACCGGGACGAAATCGCGACGTGGCACATCGACGACATGACCGCCGTGGTCAACGCCCACAACGAACTGATGGGGATTGCGGCTGCCGAAAACCCTCCGATAGCGGGCAGGACTTCTTCGACTGTCTCTGTGCCCGCTTTGGTATCCTCCCCGGAGAGCTAGGCGAGCGGCTCTCGCAAATCGAATTGGAGCGCTTTGCCCGCGTAGCGAAGAAGTATCCCGCTGTGTTTTGGGGCGTCGGTGGACTTAGCTGATCGGAGGCGGTCCACCGCCGCCCCTTGAACGTCTGGAGGCTGTGTAGCGCATGGCGATTGCCAAGCTTGTAGTCGAAGCGAACGCCAATCTGGCGAACCTGTACAAGGAACTGGACAAAGGCACCGCCGCTGTCCAGCGCTTCGCTGCGGGCGTCAAGAGCGCAGGCACCGCCATGTCCGTGGGGCTCACGCTGCCGCTGGTGGGTATCGGAGTGGCGGTAACAAGCGCCGCCGCCGACATGGACAGCCTGCGCCGCGGCCTCACCGCCATCGCCGGGTCCAGCAAGGCGGCGGAAGAGCAGCTGACGCGGCTGGAGGACGTGGCGCGACTGCCGGGGCTGGGCTTCAAGGAAGCGATTCAGGGTAGTATCCGCTTGCAGGCGGCTGGCCTCAGTGTGCAACTCACCGAACGCGCGCTGCGCAGTTTCGGCAACGCCATCGCGCTCACCGGCGGCGGGAAGCAGCAACTCGACACGATCACCACGCAGCTTGGACAGTTGGCGGCGAAGGGCCGCGTGCTGGGTTCGGACCTGCGCCCCATCATCGACGCCGCACCGGCCGTGGGCAATGCGCTGCGTCAGGCGTTCGGCACCGTGGACCCGGAGCAGATTCAGAAGCTTGGACTGACCACCGATCAGTTCCTCACGCGCCTCACCGATCAACTGGATAAGCTGCCCAAGGTGAGTGGCGGCGTGAAGAATTCGTTCGAAAACCTCTCCGATTCGCTGTTCAAGGCCAAGGTGGCGATTGGTGAGCAACTGCTTCCTGCCGTGGTGCCGCTGATTGAGGGGCTGGCGAACCTGCTGGAGGGCGCGCGCAAGCTCAACCCTGAAACGATCAAGAGCGCGCTGGCCTTCGGCGCGGTGCTGGCCGTCGTTGGACCGCTCATCTTCGCCATCGGCCAGATGATTACGGCGGTCGTATCACTCTCGGCCGCGCTGGGGGTCGCCGGGCTCGCGGGCACCATCGCGACGGGCGGCATCCTGCTCGCGCTGGGGTTGCTGGCTGCGGCCTTCGCACGTACCAAGCTGGAAGCGCTGGACGCGGCTGCCGCCGCCGTGCAGGCTGCGGCAGACTTCAGGGCCGCGCTGTCGGGCATGGACAAGGCCACACTGGACGCGCGTTTCCAGGCTACCACCGCCAGCGTCGGCGCCATGATGCGCGCCCGCAATGCCCTGCAAGCGCACATCGGCGAAGTGACGCGCGGCGGAGGACCTGTCAGCGACGCCACCACGCAGCAGATGGCTACGGTCCGCAACCTCAATGCGATGATCGAGGCGAAGGCCGCAGAACTTACCGCCATCACCGTAGAGGAAAACGCGCGAGCTGCGGCCGCAGGCGCCTCGCGTCCGCTGGTGCCGCCCGGCGGCGCGGACAAGATGGCGGGGCTGCTGGACCGTCTCACCGACCGCCTGCGCGAACTGGCGGTGCTCCAGCGCTTCAACGTGCCATCGCTCAACCTGCTCCCCGACAACATGCAAGAGCAGGTCCGGCTCGTGGATCAGCTGGGCAACGAGCTGGATACGCTACAGGATGGGTTGAAGGCGTTCCAGCGGGCGGGTCGCACTCCGCCGCCACAGTTGACATGGGGCATCGACGTGCTGCGTGCGCAACTGCGGGACGCACGGGTAGAATTGAAGGCACTAGCGCAGGATTTCCAGATGAAGGCCCGCATCGGCCTCCTGCCCGCGTCTCCGCTTGGCGGCGGCCCGGCGCGCAATGTGGGCCAGATCGTGTCTACGGTGGGCGAATTGCCCGCACGCGACGCGAACCGGCTAGCCAGCGGGCCGATTCGGACCGTGGAAATTCAACTAAACGCCTTGGGCCGTGCGCTGGGCTTTGTGCGAGAGGCGTCGTTGCAGTTAGGGCGCTCCCTAGCGGAAGGGCTTGCGCAAGTAGCGAGCGGCGCCTCTCGCTTCTTGGGTGATACTATTCGCCTCGCAAGCGCGCTGAAGAAGGAGGGCGACCTTACTACCGCTCAAGCCGCAGGTTTGGGGGCGGCATTCGCTACCGGAATGACGGTACTCGACGGAGCCTTTTCGGTGCTAGGCCCGGCGATCGACGCGCTTGTGTCGCCTCTGAGAATATTCGGTGAAATCGTTGGGGTTGCCCTCGTGCCGATTCTGCGGTTGCTCTATCCGATTTTGAAGGCGCTGGCAATCGTGCTGTCCTACGTGATGGAAGCCTTCGACCGCGTGATTGGCACGCTGCTGAAAGGCATCGGCTGGTTCGTGCGCGCCATCGGCAAGGTCATCAACTTCCTCGACCCGTTCGGGAATCCGGGTAACGGGCTGGTTAAGCTCGGCAACAGCCTGCGTGGCAGCGCGGACTCCTTCTTTGACGCAGCCGACGAAATCAAGAAGAAGCGCAAGGAACTCCAAGGGCTGAGTTTTGACGACGCGCTGAACAAGACGACGGAGAACCTCAACCGCCTGTCGGAATCAGTAATCAACGCGGTGCAGGGCTTCAAGATCGCAAAGTACCGCTTCGAAGCCACTGCGCCCATGAACGTGCCCACGGAGAGCGTGAGGAGCGGGAGTGTGCAGGCGTCCTCAGCCTTCGCGCCGCGCATTGGTGAAATCCACATTCACGCAGCGCCGGGAGAGGACATAGTTGAGTTCACGGACCGTTTGATCATTGAAATTCGGCGCAGGGCACGATTCACGCCCAGTATGCGCACCTTGGCCGCGCAGTTGGGATAGACCATGGCTGATTCAATCAGCGTAGGCGGTATCGGATTAAGGCTCACGTCCTTCCAGCGCCGCGCCAACGAGTATCGCGGTGATGTGTCCGCGTCGTTCAACAATCGTCTGGCTGACGGTCGCGACTCGCCTCGAAGGGTGTGGGATGGAACGTGCGACTGGATCACCCCCGCAGAAGAGGCGAGCCTGCGCGCCGTGGTGGACGCTGGCGCGGTGCTGTGCTCCGGCTTGGTGCTGAACGGTGAAGAGGTGCTCTGCATCGTGACGGTGGAGACGGCACCGGAGGGTCCAGACGTGCAGAGTGGACCTACCGATTACACGGCGGTCAACGTGGCGCCCACGCTGACGTTCAGGGAGGCGTGACGTGGCCCAATACCGCTACCCGCTGGGCACCGCGCCGCTCGGAACGCATCCGCCCGCCACGGTAGAGGTCTGGCATTCAGACGGCTACAGCGATCCAGTGTGGGAGGTCGCCACCGACGTTGGCGCTCCGCTGGGCCGCAGCCTGCAACTCCAGACGCAGGGTGAGTGGAACGCGCTGGCGTTCACGGGGGCGGGTGCGTGGTCAGCGATGGGCGGCGCCGTGGAGTTCTGGCTTCAGGGCTGGATTCCGGCTGTAGGCGGCGGCCTGTGGCTGGCGTGGTCAAGCGCTCCCACAGTGGCGAAGACCGCGCTGGGCCTGACCATCACCCGCACCAACATCATCGTTTCGCGCGCCGCCAACGGCTCGTATTCGGAGCTGGGCTCAACCTACGCCTTCGCGGGCTCCGATCCTGGCGCTGGCGCGCTCCTCAACTTCCTGTGCAGGATGGAGGGCGCCGGGGCGAGCCTGCGCGTGCGCGGGAAGGCGTGGCTGGAGGGCGATAGCGTTCCGGGCGCTTGGCAGGTAGACCAAACGACGTTCGAGCCGACGTGGAGTGGCACCGGCGTCTATCCGCTGGTGGAGTGCTACACCGCCAACCGCGTCCAGCCTACGCACTTCTCCATCGGCACGGCTGGAGATTCAGCGCCTGCTCCACTGCTCCCGCCCGCCGATCCCGAGCCTGTCTCCGTATCCGACATCCGGCGCACGACGGTGATAGGCTGGGCGGCCGCGTATTCGCATCCCCAAGGGGCCTCACACGCGTTCAGGCGCGCGAGGGTGCGCAGGATATCCACGGACACCCTCGTGGTGGCAGCGACGCCCGTAGCGCTCTCTGGTGCGTTCTACGTGGTGAGCTTGCCGGAAGGAGCGGAAGGCGACGGCGGGCGGCCTGTGCTTGATCCTGACCTGCAACTTGAGGTGCAGGATGAGGACGCGTTTGGGTTGACGAGCGCATGGGTGCCGTCCGATCCATTCCAGACCCTCAACCTGTGGGAATCGCGTGAGTTCGTCACCGAAGTCGATTTGCTGATCGAGCGCCCCGAAGGTGATGGCACAGTGATGCAGTCGTACCGGGACTTCGGCGGGCAGAACTGGATTAAATCGTGGCGGGTTACACCGGCGGACGTGGATACGCCCATCGGCTCCGCTTCGTTCAGCCTGCACCGCCAGGTTGGCGGGGTTTCGCTGGCCCCGCTGGTAACTGGTTCAGCACTGAACCAAAATGGAGAGGTGTTTGCCCCGGCGCTCGACTGGAATCGCGAGGTGGAGTTCCGCGCCTGCAACCTGCGTGTCGATTCGCGCGTGACGCTGGCCTCACCGGCAGATTACGGCGACGAGTCGTTGACCGTAAAACCGCTGAACAGCGACGTTGGCGCAGGCTCCGTGCTGCACTTCCCGTTCGCGAAGGCCATGGTGATGGAGGAGACGGCGGCCGGAGCAACGACGCTCACCGTATCGCCGCTCACCAACGACGTGGCGAGCGGCAGCGTGGCGAAGGTGAGCAGGCAACCCACGGCCGCCGATTGGCTAGCTGGCTTTCACTGGCGCGGCGTCACGGATGACATCGACTGGCCGCGCAAGACGGGCGACATCACCGTGCCCGCGCGTGATTATGCCGGGAAGCTGGCGGACACGCAGATGCGCACGGAAACCCGCTACGGAGACCCGGACGATCCCCCCGACGCGTTCGACGTGATGCAGGCGTACGTTGACGCCCACATGGGTGCGGGCCAGTACGTGCTCGTGGATGCGACCACGGGCGCGCGCTTCGCCGTCACGGAGTGGATACCCAAGGACGTGAAGGTGTGGGAGGGACTGCAACAGGTTGCGCTCCAATGGGGCGGCAAGAGCATCCGTCAGGTGGATGGGCCAACCGAATCTCAGATCACCGTAATCGAACCAGACCGCGCCGCCGACACCGCAGAATACCGCGTCGGGCCTGAAACGTACCTTGAAGTCAATCGCCTCTCCACCAGCGGCGAGAACCTGCGCACCATCGTGCGTGGGCGATGCGTGGACAGCGAGACGGGCGAAATCCTTGTCTCGCAACTGCCAGAAGAGGTGGACGTGCCCACGGACCCGCTGGTGGACCTTTACGGCCCGCTCTTCCTCCAGTTTGACGAAGATCAGGCGAGCGCGTGCGACACGCAGCCGGAGTTGGACGCGATGGTGGCTGCCGCCTACGCGGACGTGAGCAGCGCGCCGTTCCCGGTGGAGGTGGAGACCAAGTTCGCTCCGTTCGCGGCCATAGATGTGATGGTGGAATGGGGTGAGAACGAAATCCTGTGGGATGAACCCTTGCTGGCAGCGGTGTTCTCCGCGTCGCACTCCGGAGACGCGCCGGGTGTCGCCGTGACGCGCTGGCAGTGCACGGACAAGCCCAAGGGCCACTGGCAGGAATGGCGCCGCAGGGGCGTGGACGTGGCGGGCATCGGCAGGCGTCCCTCTATCTTCTCCATCACCCTGACGCATGATCCCATCGGCACGCTGAACGTGGAAGTGGACTACAACGATCAGGTGGAGTCGTGGCGCGCATGGGATAACGTGGGCGCCTCTCCCGTGACCGCCGGGATTCCCGACGACACGTTCTCGCAGGGCGAGTACCGCAGGCCCAACCGCATCGCTTCTTGGAGCGTGCAGAACGGTGTACATTACGTGCATGTGCGAGGCTACGCCGGAGACAGGTTCGCCAAGGAAGAAGCCACCATCGCCATCGTGGGCGTAGGGCCGGGCAGTGGCGAAGTGCCGAACTCGGCTCCGCGCACCCCATTCCTCGAAAGGGGTGCGGTGGATGGTGACAATCAGTCGGTGGTCGCCACGTGGCTCAATACCAACACCACCGACGCGCTGGAACTGGAATATTTTATCGACGGTGTGACCGATCCCGGCGGCCTCGTGTCACAGCCCGCCGCCACGTCCACCGACGAACGGGAGTACGCCATTGGCTCGCACGTGACGATGCACGCCCGCTACACCGCCGGACCGGGCCTTGAAGGGCCATGGTCCCCCCTGTCCAACGAGGTATTCCTGCCCGGAAGCCTGCCATGACGGCTACACTCGTAAACACGGACGGCACCAAGCGCATCGTCTTCGATGGCGAGATCGTCTGCGGCGCGGGGCTGGACTTTGGCCCTCTGCCAGACGCGAAGGCGTGGCTGGACGCGTCCGCTGGCTCTGGTGCGGGTGTCGGCGGCTTCCCTGCCGCGTACTATCTCGCGCTGGAGAACGCGACGGGGTTTCTTGATGGGTCTCACGTTACCGGCTCGCTGGACCTCTCCGGAGGCATCAGCACGGTAGGCTCCATCTCCTCCGATGGCAACCTGATAGCAGGGAGCGCAGTGTTGCCGGGGGCGCTTGGAATCAACTTCGCGTCCCTGCTCTCTGCCCACGCGCCACTCACCAATATCCCGGCATCTGCGCTGCTGTGCACCAACCTGGATGCGGACAAGGTAGATGGCTACCACGCATCCGGGCTGGGGCGGCTGGATTCATCCGGCTCGTGGGCGCTGTCGCAGATTTTCAACGCTGCCGCCTCTTTCCAGTCATCTACGGTTCCTTTCGTTGTCGTGGGGACTGACCGCGTGGACAACCTGACGGCGCATTATCTTGGGGCCGCCAGTCAGGACTCGGCGTATTTGCTCGCCCGCTCCCATCACACCGGGATGCAGTTGGCGGCGACGATCAGCGATTTCGCGTCTGCCGTGGGCGCCCTCGCGCAACCGTTGGACGCGGAACTTACCGCCATCGCCGGTCTCACATCGGCCGCCAACAAGGGTATCTACTTCACGGGCTCTGGCGCGGCGGCGCTGTTTGATCTCAGCGTCTTCGCCCGCTCGTTCCTGGATGATGCAGACGCAGCTACTGTGCTCTCCACCATCGGCGCGCAGCCACTCGACGCGACGCTGACCGCATTGGCGGGCGTCACCAGCACGGCGGGCGGGATGCTGTACAGCACGGGCGCAGATGCGTTCTCCAATCTCGCGAAGCCTGCGTCGGCGTCCATCCTGACGCACAATACAACCGCACCGGCGTGGTCCAACGCACCGACCGTGGCTGCTCTGGTTATTGACGGTGCTGCCGGAACCAACCGGGACGTGGTGTTTCGTACTTCAGGCTCCAACCGCATGGTTGTGCGAGTGAACAGCACTGCGGAATCCGGCTCCAACGCTGGCTCGAATGTGGAGGTGCAAGTTCGCGACGATGCTGGCGCCGCCCTGTTCACGGCCATAACGATAACACGCTCTACCGGCGCAGTGGCGTTGTCAGGGGCGCTCACGATAGGGACCAATCTGACGCTGACCGCGCCAACGACGGCGACCACCGCTACGGCTGGTGCCAACACGCTCCCAGCCAACCCGGTAGGGTTTCTCGTGGTGAATATCGCCGGTACGTCCCGCAAGATACCTTACTACGCAACCTGAACCAGCCGGAGCAGCAGAATGCTTTTCGACAGCAAGGAGCAGCAGGCCACGATCCTCAAGTGTATCCACGTCACTGCGGCATCTCTTCCCAAGGATGCCAGCGACATGCACTTGGCGAATCTAGCCACGCTGGTGAAGCTTCGCCATGAGGTCGAGGCGGGAATCGTCGCGGGCGTGGCTGAACCGGCGAGCGGCAGCGCGGGAGTGTCGGGCGGGGCGCCGCAACCATCGGGCGAACGGGGATAGAAGCAAATGGCAGACGAAACGGGCCGCGCCGTGGGCGGTGGCAAGTTCTTGGTTTCGTTCGACCTGAAGAGCATCCTTATGGTCATCGGCCTGCTCGGGCCGTTGGTGGCGATCATCACTTCCGTGCTTCAGGTGCGTCAGGACGTGCGGGGCAATTCCGTGCGCCTGACGGCCGTGGAAGTGCGGCAGGAAGCTCTGGAGGCCAAGTACAACGAGGACAGGCGCGAGTGGGAACGCGCCCGCACGATCTTCTGCACCGCGCGCAAGACGGAGGACAGCATTCGGGCGAGGGTACTGCCCGACATCGGCTGTTAGGGCCCATGCCAGATTCGGCAGAGCAGTACGGAGAGCAGGGGCGGGCAGTCGCACCCAATATCCCCAGACCTGACCCGTCTACGCTGACGACGGCCCAACTGCTGCGCGAGATCGACCATCTGCAAGTGCTGCTGGAGAACAAGATCCAGTCCGTAGAGGCACAGTTGGCGGCGCAGAAGGAATTGACAGACGCCAAGTTTGCCGCCTCAGAGCGCAACGTGACCACGGCGTTCACAGCCGCGAAGGAAGCCGTCACCAAGCAGGAAGCCGCCTTCAAGGAGCAGATCGCGGCCATCGCGGAGACCATGAACGTACAGGACCGGGGACGCGGCGCGGAAATCGCCGCACTATCCAAGCAGGTAGAGCGCAGCGATGCGCGAGGCACCGGCTTTTCCCCAGCCGGTGCGCTGCTGGTTTCGGCGCTGGGCGCCATCGGCGTGCTGGTAGGGATTGCCGGAGCCCTGTACGCCGCGTTTAAGTCGTAAGCAGACAAGGGCGCCCGTCTTCACGTCGGCGCACGCTTCTCGCCTTCCACTTGGCACCACAAAATGCCGCCATTTCTTCCCGACACTCTGAGCGGCTGGCTCTCGCTGGTGGTGCAGTTCACGCTTGCGGTGGCTGCCGCCGTCGCCTTCGTCGCCAAGTTCATCCGCCGTCCATTGCAGGAGCAGGCAGAGAGAGACAGGGCAGAAGCGGAGCGGCGGTTCAAGGAACAGGGTGAGCGGATGGGTGCCTTGGGGCAGTCCGTCACGACCAACGCCGCCAGAATCGAAGCCACGGACCGCGTGGTGGAGCGGGTGCACTTGACACAGACCTCGCTCGCGGAGCAGTTTGGGAGGCACGACGCACGGATGGACCGGGTGATGGAGATGCTGGAGAAGCACGAGCGCGAACGGCTCGCCGAAGACCGCAGCATCGGCGAGCGGCTGGCGCGCATTGAGACCCGGCTGGACGTGTACGACGACCTGAAGAAGGCACTGGAACCACTCCGCGCGTGAACACCGCCGCAGAAACGCTGGACCGCGCCCGCTTCGCCTGCGGCATCGGTGATGTTCAGGCGTGCCTCAGCTTGTCCGAAACCGCAGGGCGCCAAGCGGGCTTCGAGCACAACGCTGAAATCGCGTACAGGGCCGCAGAGGTGCCCGGCCGCATGTACATTGGCAGGGGCGAGCCCAGAGAGGCCGTGGCGCACTACAGGCACGCCCTTGACGTGGTGCTGATGCACGGACTGACTCCGCACCTGGGAGGCGCCTACCACGATCTAGCGCTGGCTACACGGGAGTGCGGCGACCGCCAGCAGTTCAGGGAGATGGCGGGCACGGCGTTCAGGCTCTACCACGACGTGAACCCGCGCGACTCGTGCATCACCGGCGTCCTCGCGGACATGGCCTCGGATGCATTCGAGCGCGATCCCAAAGACAAGGACAAAGCGCGGGCGTGCCTTGAGCAGTGGCGGTGCGTGCCAGCCTCCATGCGCACGCTCCGCTATCATTTGGCCGCAGCGGCGAACCAGATGCAGTGCGCCGCTGCGCTGCACTGGCGGCAACGGTACCTGTCCGCATCGGAGGCGCTGGATACCTACCTAGCCGCACTGCCGAACGGCGAAGCGGCGGCGCTCACGCTGGCGTTCGCTGGTGAGGCTGCGCTGAAGATGGGCGACTTCGCGCGTGTGCTCCAACTGGCTAACGCCGCAGAGCGGATCGGCGTGGAACGGGACGAACCCGTGCCAGTGGAGCAGGCGAGGGCGTTGCGAGAAGCCGCGCTCGCGGAACGAGAAAGCGCCCGGACCTGACTGAAGCCCGGACGCTCGCCTTGTTGTAGTTAGTGGAGGGAATCAGCCGCCGCCTCCACCCCCGCCCGTGCCGCCGCCCCCACTGCCCCCGCCGCCCGTCCCTCCACCGGAGCCAGTGCCCGGCCCCGGCGCAGGAGGCGCGGGCTCATCCTGCGTGGTCACCGGCCTGCCGGGATCGCTGGGCACTCGTGGCGAGCGGGGCGGGTCGATGATGTCACGGTCCTTGTCGCCCATGTTGGTCTGCTCCGTGCTGTGAGGTGGGGGGATGCTTGGGGAAAACGCGCGCCGGTAGAATAGCGCGCGGACCTGTACCGTCGCAAGAATCGCACTAGGCGGGCGACGATGCATCCAGCAGTTCCACAATGCGAGCCACACGCCGGGGAACGGGGCGGGTGCCGTTGCGCCACCGAGTTACTTCGGGACGCGAGGCGGCGAGCAAGGGGGCGGCGGCCCTGTCGTCCAGGCCGCGCGCCTCCATCCACGCCGCGAATTCAGTGGCGGTCATTCCGCCCCGAAGCGTTCGCTGTCGTTCATCTCACAGAACTCGCCGTACGCGTCGTCATGGGAGATGCGTGGCCGCCGCGCGGTGGCGAGTTGTGCGGCTTCCCGCAAACCGGCGAGGATCATGTGTCGCGGCACGGGGCGACCGTCGTCCAGTGTTGCGACCGGCACCTTGCGGAGTGCTTCCGCGTTCACCGTTCCGGCGTGCCACGCAACCCATCCCTTCGGTAGGCCGTGCTTAGTGTAGACGGCGAACTCCTCTTCCGTCATCCCGCCCTGCTCGAAGCGACAGATTCGGCCGTCGATCCGCATGCCCAAGTGGTGCTCAATCAGTCCGCGCATCGTTCGTCTCCAAGGTCGGGTTGCCGTCTCCATCCCCCACGCCTTCCAATTTAGTCGCGTGCCAATGGTACGTCAAGGGGTACGTATCGGCAGGGGATCGCAACTGCTATCTTTGGGGGGGGCGACACCCCAGCGAAAAAGGAGGATGAAACGTGGCGCCGAAACTGAGTTACGAACCTGCGCTGATGACCGGAACCGCAGTCGGCGCCGTTCTGGCGCTGCTGGTGAGTTACCACGTGCTCGACACGGAGAAGGCGGGCGCGTGGGGAGCGCTGTTGGCGTTCGTGGTGCCCGTCCTCCAAGCCTCCATCTCGCGCATGTTCACTGTGTCCGTCGCCAAGATCCGAGACGCTGGCCTGCACGCGGACAGCATCGCCGCGGCTGCCCACATCACCAGACGGCAGCGCACAGCCAGCAAGCAGAGGGAGAGCGGAGCATGAAACTGCGCGTGACGGCAACGGTGCTCAACCTGCGCTCCGCACCCAGCGCCAAGGCTCCGCTCGTCGGGCAACTGGCAAAGGGCGTAATCGTGGAGCAGGTGACGGACGGCCCGTGGCGCTACGTGAGGCTCGCGAGCGGCGTGGAGGGCTGGGTACACGGCTCCTACGTGGAAAACGCCCCTGATGCGCAGCCAGACGCATCCACGGCCAAATTCAGGGTGCCGCACGGTGAGCAGGAGGTGCGAGCGCTCTACGGTCCGCCATGCGGCAAGGAGTGCGAGGCGGGGCGGGTGAATCTCCCGGCGCCGCTGCCGACTTCCTGGGATGGCGCGCAGGTCCGCGTGTTCGCCTGTCACCGTCTCGCCGCTGGTCCGATGCAGGCGGCGTTCAATGAGGTGCACGCGGCCGAGCTCTGGCCGCTGATGAAGGACTTCGGCGGGTGCTTCAACTGCCGCAAGGTGCGGGGGCGTACCGGCTTCTCAACTCACGCGTGGGGAATTGCCGTGGACTTCAACGTCGCGGAGAACCCGTTGGGGAAGCCGCCCAAGATGGATCAGCGCATCGTCGCCATCTTCAAGAAGCACGGTTTCATTTGGGGCGGCGACTTCGAGGAGCGGAAGGACGGGATGCACTTTCAGTTGGCGGAGATGTAGCGGACGCCTCTTGCGCTTCCCGACGCGCCCACGCGATACTGAACGCGTGCGCCGGTCCCTACATCCACGGTCCAACCGCCCGCCGCTACACCGGAACAGGCAGACGCGTCAGCCCACAAGTACGGCGCACCGGAGCGGCCCCGCCTTCCGAGACGGGGCCGCTATCGCCTTTCATTCCGGCTTCACGGGAAACAGCACAGCGGGAATGCCTTCGGGGAAGTATGAGGTGTCCACGTAGGCGAGCGCGTGCATGGTGCACCTCGCGCAGAGCAGGCCGCCGCCCTTGTGTGGGGACGGATTGATCCGCTCCCACACCGAGTCTGGTAGGCGCAGGTCGCCGCCGAACTCCGTATAGGGCAGGCCGCAGGAATAGCAGCGCGGCTTCATCGTGGCACCTCTCTAGCGTGGTAAGGACAGAGCACGGCGCGGGACCAGTCCTCGTATTTGCGACCAATCCACCAACCGTATTTCCGCGCCTCGCGCAAGCAATCAGTCTCAGAGCGCCCGGCGAACTCCATCGGGGACTTACTTACGGCGTCGTTCGGCGGCCATGCGTACTGTTCTTCGTGATGGCGTGGGTGCTGGCAGTACAGGTGCACCGAATAGCACCCTACCACCGCTCCGCTGCCGCGCTCCGTGCGCATCGCTTTACCCTTCCTCTCGTTGCGGAGCAATGCCGATCCACGCGCACCGCAGGTGGACGATGCCGTGCCCGTCGTACGCGAGCGCGAGAGCCTGACCCGGCATGATGGGCGCGGCGTTCTCGCCGTCCAAGCACGGATAGGCGCAGCGCCACTCCTGCGCCTCCAGTTGACGAAGCTGTTGTTCGGTCAACTGCCGCTTCATCCTAATCATCGTGTTCCTCCGTAGCGGGAAGGACAGTAAGCCAATGTGACGGCAGGTCATACGTGCCGTCGTCGGGATAGTCGAACGAGACGCGCAGTACCCCGTTCCATTCTCCACCGACGACCGTTCCCGTGGCACCATTGGAGATGCGATAGAAACCATCTTCGTCAAGAATGGTGGCGTAGCCGTACGGGCTGTTGAGCATTACCCGCTCAAGCGACTCGCTCATTGACTGGTTTCTCCGGTAGCGGGAAGGGGATGCGCTTCGTTGAAGGCTGCGAGAGTGGATTCAGCATGTACGAGGGTGGCGCGCAGGCGCTTTACTGCGGCGCGAAGCCGCTCGCGCTGGAAGGCCACGGCCTGCGCTTCACTAGGGAACCAGCGATCCCAATTCGTGACTCTGTTGGCACGGCGCGGGCGCTTCTCCCCGCGTTCCAGATAGGATACGGTAGAGGTGGTCACACGCACCACCTCTAAAGGCTCGATTCGCGGAGCGCCGAGCGTGTCCGCCCTCCACCACGTCTGCGTCTCCTGCTTGGCATCGGTAGCCATCTTTGGGTTCGTGCTCGTGGTGGCACCGGGCGCGTCGTGCGCGTGAATGAGACCGTCCTTGTCAACCGCCACGGCCTGCCCGCAGACGTGGCACCGCGTCGTATCGTTCATGATCCTGTCTCCTTGGTTCAGAGGGTGAGCCTACTCGTGCGCGCTCTTCTTTGAAGGGGCGACCTTCAACTCTGTAACTTCAGAAGCCCACCAGTGCACCCGGCGCCCGCCGCCGTCAAGCATTACCGTCCACGCGCGGTCGGTTGAAGCGATGCGCCGGACCACGGTTCCCATGCGCCCATCGCTGTGGAGCAGGCGGGTACCCATTGGCAAACGTCCTGGCCCCATCGTCGTCTCTCTGTGCTGGAGGTGCGCTGTCTCGCCTGCCTGTGGATGATGATAATAGCGTCGGCGCTGTCACGCAAGGGGATCGTTGACAGCGTCCGTGCGATGCCGTATAGTACAGGTGCGCGAATGGAGCGCGGCAACACCGTCAACGGGAGAATGGGCGTGCTGACACTTGGGGGGCGGATCACCGGGTTCCGCCGCGATGCCGGATTGAGCCAGCGCGAGCTAGCGAAGAAGTCTGGCGTTGCGCAGTCCACGATCTCCGCAGCGGAGCGTGGCAAGCGTACGCCCGACCTGGATACGTTGCGCGCGCTGGCGGCGAGCATGGGCGTTACCGCGCTGGACCTGCTGAACGGAGTAGAGGTATGAGCGATATCGTAGGCGAGAGCGTGCATCTGGACGCCTGCGGAGACGAATGGCGGACGCGCATTGATGCTCGCGCAGACGCGCACGGTTTCTTCGGGATCGTGCCGCCGAACAGCGCCTCCAGCGAAATCCTGCTAGGCGAGGTCGCAGCGCGAGAACTTCGTGACCGGCTGAACGCCTACTTGGGCGACGTGGCGGGGCGGAGCAACGGGAGCACGCCATGACGCGTCCGCTCCGTGTCAACCGCAGATGCGCAGGCTTTGGAGTTCTGGAAGGCGTCTGTGCCGAGACGGCAGGCCACCGCAACCCTATATGGTGCGACCGCTGCAACGACTTACGCATAGCGCACCTAGACCGGCGCATGGATGAAATCCGCCGCCTGTTCCCTGACGAAGAAGGCGCGAGGCCATGAACGCGCGGCCACGTTGGTACGGCGTCTCGTCGCCAGAATACCAGACCTACAGCGGCGACGATCTTGACCCGCCAGAGTACGGACGGGATTGGATGCCGGTATTCGCCACGTCCAAGCGCCGGGCTCGCACGCTAGCTCTCCGCGCGTGGCGCCGCAGGCCACCGGTCAACTCGCTGCGCCGCAGGGCTTTCGTTACGGAGGTCGAGTCGGATACGTGTCCTTTCGCGGGCATGGTCGCCGAACAACTCCACCCTTGTGAGCATGGACGTGACTGGTGGAAGCCATGTAGCCACTTGCATCACAGAGGCGGACCTATGATCCAGAGAGTCGTCAGGAACGGCGGGGTGAGAGCCTTCGGGGCTGAATGGGAGTTGGAGAGCAGGGCGCGGGGCTCTGCCCGGCACGGAGACAGGGTGCATGTGCTCCGCGTCGAAGGCATCTCGGATTCGGTGCTGCTCTACATGCCCGCCGAGAAAACGCCCGGCCTCCGATTCATCGGCCGCGCCACTCGCCGTCCGGTAATCGACATCATGGAGCGCCTGCGGGAGAGCCTTGCCGGGAGCGAGAAGCCATGAACTACGGGGACCTGCTCCACCTCGCCATCGAGATTGCCTTCGACGCCCACAGAGGCCAGAAGGACAAGCAGGGCGAGCCCTACATCTTCCATGTGATGCGCGTAGCACTGGCGTGCGAGGGTGAGGCGCGCATTGTGGCGCTGCTGCACGACGTGGTAGAGGACTGCGAAGATTGGTCAGTTGAACGGTTGCGGGAAAAAGGCGTGCCGGACCACATCGTCTTTGCGGTGGACGTGCTGACGCGCCGTCCGCCGTGGGATTACGCAACGTACATTTTGGCGGTGGCGAAGAACGACCTTGCCCGCTTGGTTAAACTCGCTGACATCCGAGACCACCTGACCAATCCGGGTTCCATGTCGGCGTCCTACGCGAATAGGGCGCGTCGCAGCCTTCAACAACTCCAAACGCCGCCGCACACCCTCCCCTCTGGTGCCCAATGAGCGACCCGCTGAAGTCACAGATAGCCGACGTGATAGAGAAGCACGTCGGCTACACGAACGGCTGGGCGGTGTCGCCGGACATGTACCGCATCGCCGCCGAGGAGGCGGCTGCTGAAATCCTGACGATGGCCGCTACCAAGGCCGCCCATCCGGAAGGCGGTCCGGTGAGCGCAGGCGTAATTGCATGGCTGGTGCAGGGCCACACTCCGGCAAGAACGGTGACTTTAGACGAGAAGGCCGCTGAAGCCTACAGGGCTACGGAGGGCTTTACCGTCACGCCGCTGATTGCTGCTCCACCAGCGCAGGCCGTGGAGGAAGTGCGGGAGATACTGCGCGAGTACGGGACGCTTTGGGAGAGTTACAACGAGGCTGGTCCGGTAGAGATGAACCAAATCGACGCTGAGGTTGAGGATTTGGAAGCCCGCCTGCTCTTGCTCCTCTCCTGCGCTGCTCCGCTGGATTTGACTGAAGAGACGTGCGCGGCATGCGGCGATCCGCTGTCGGCAGTTGGGTGTCACGAGGTGCCAGGATTGGACGGCGGACCCTATCACGTCGTGGCGCCTGACACGTACGCGGTCGAAGCTCCACCAGAGGGAGGGAGCGCCGACGTACGCGCAGCTTGTGGAGGCCCTGCGACAGTTAGCCCGTCACTTGGGTAAGTGCGCGTCATACGCATACGGCGACGGCAACCGATGCGATTGCGGGTGGAACGAAGCCTGCGCCGTGCTCTCCCGTATCCCCAAGGTGGAGGACGCCGATGCAGCCGCTTAGAAACGCCGCAGGCGGGATTATCCCCACGACTGGCTGTGCCTGCGGGCGCGTGCGTCTGGCGAAGGACCGCTACTGCTGCCGCGGCTGTCCAGCCGATCCGAACCACACGGAAGCGGGCCACTCGGCAGCGTGCTCCGTGCGCTGCGCGACGATGGGCCTGCCGGGATTCGGAGTCAGAGCGGAACTGGTAATTATCACGCCTCCCTCTGCGCGAGCGGAGCACGGGAGGCCTGCGGGGTCGCGCGCCATGTGCGATACAGACACGAGGATTAGCACAGTTTGGAGTCTCACATGAATACGCTCCCCGCTTGCCTCACGTGGCTGGACGTAGTGCGTCAGGAGATGCGGATGCCCGTCGTGCACGAATATTTGGCCGACCGCATCCTGTGGGAGCACACCGCCTTTCCCTTCGCTGACGTGGAGCACATCCGGAGTCAGATCAGGGAGTTCAGGGACAGCCACGGAGACAGGCAATGAGCGACTTCGACGCCAGTTGGATCGACATGAGCCGACTGCATCCCTCTTTTCCGCTTTCCCGGCCTGTGGCTGGCGAAATCACGGAATGCCCTTGCTGCGGCAGGAAGCGCCTGCACAACGCAACGGTAGAGCAGGGCGAGAGTGACGAGGGATTGCCGACTGTAGACGAAATGGTGGGGATTCTCAATCGGGAGGACCAAGGTGACGTGGCGACCTGACGACGGAGAAGCGTGGAAGGGCGAAGCCGCGGAGTGTCCGCCAGACTGCGACGGCTCGCTCTCCCTGGTGCTGCCGTTTCTGGACGGCTCCTCATCCTTCGTCAACGGCTGGGAAGCCTGCTCCCTGTGGGTGAAGATGGAGGCCGGACAGCCGACGATCAGCGGCTACTTCCACAGCAGCAATGACGAAATGCTGCTCCTGATGGCGAGCCGTAAGGGATACAGGGCGACCGTGCAGCGCTACGCTGACGCGCCAGAGTGGTCGCTGATGGAATTCGTACACCCACAGGAGGAACAGCCGTGACACCCGAAGAGCTAGCCAGACTGTTCCACAGCGAATACGAGGCGCTTGCGCCTGACTTCGGATACAGAACAAGGCCAGAGACGCGCGACTTCGACCCAGCGTCACCCAACGGCAGACTGATGATAGCCGTGGCGGGACGCATCCTTGCTGCGCTCACTGCCCGACAAGAGCCGTCGCTTTCCCTGTTAGGGCTAACTCAAGAGCAGCGTGCTGACATAGAAGCTCACGTGCGTGGTCTGACGTCGCTTGCAGAAACCTATCTTTCACCTGCGAACGGATGGACCTGTTTTCACTGCGGGGAGACGTTCCACACGTACAAGGGGGCTTGCCTCCATTTCGGGGAAACGCCGGAGGTATTGAGGCCCGCCTGCGTCGTCAGGCCCGCTCAGAATCCATCCACCGACGCCACGCCTCATCCGGAGCCATCCAGAGGCGTTCCATCTCCCTTGCAAGGTTGAGGGACACAATCTCCCAGCGCTTCGCCATGGCGCTGCGGGCGGCGAGCTTATGTGCGGTGCGCGCGTAGCGGCGCGGGTTGACCTGCGGGAGCGCGTTCATGGCGGTGAAAAGGTACAGCAGAAACGGCGCCATTTGAAGGGGGGATTGCAAAGGTACTTGCGCAGTCGCGCTGAGACCGCTAAGATGGGTGCGCAGGTACCTACGCCTTACACACGACGAGCCGGAGCGCATTCCCCATGTTCGAGAAGTTCCCCTCTCTCACCCGGTTCAGCCACGGGTGGACGATTACGGAGAAGTTGGACGGCACCAATGCCCAGATTCTCATTGTCCGCAACGCGGACGTGACGAACGATGCGTGGGTGAACGGCTTCGTTCTCGCTTCGACTCGTGATGGCGCAGAGGCGTGGGATGACCGCCTTTCCATCCTTGCGGGTTCGCGCTCTCAACTCCTGACTACTACAAAGCAGGGCGATAACCACGGATTCGCTCGTTTCGTGGCGGACAACGCCGAAATGCTGTTCGCCACGCTCGGCGCGGGGCGTCACTTCGGGGAGTGGGTTGGCAAGGGCGTCAACAAGCGACACTACAACTTGGACGAAAAGGTATTCGTCCTCTTCAATACCCATCGCTGGACTGACGCGGAACTGCCGCCGCGCCTGCGCGTCGTGCCGGTCCTGTTTGAAGGCTACGCAGACAACCCCGGCGCCGAAGCGGAGAAGGCGCTTGCCGCGCTCCGCGAGAACGGGTCCGCTTTCGCGCCGGGATTCACCAACCCGGAAGGCATCGTCATGCGACACGGGCCTTCGGGAACGCTCTTCAAGAAGACCTTCGATTACGACGAACAGGGCAAGTGGGCGGAAAATCAGCAGCGCCGCGCAACAGCGGCGGGAGTATGAGTCCCCAGCGCGCCACCCGCACCTCGTGGAAGCCCAAGGAGGGGGTGAGATTCACGCGGGCAATCAAAATTTCGCTGCACACCGATGAGGCTGATGCAATCGCGCGCCATGTGGGCTTTGAGCAGACTCCAGCCGAATGGGCACGCGAGGCCGTTCGTGAGCGGATGCGGCGTGATGGGGTGGGTTCTCCGTGAGGACAGCCCTTCGTGAGTGGCTGATAAGGGAGAGCAGGAAGCGCAGCACAAGCCACAGGAGCGAAGACGTGAAGATGGGGAAGTACGAATTGGCCGCAGAACTAGAGCGGACGAAAGCGGAGTGCGCGCGGCTCACGGCTTGGGTGAATGATCTTCAGTCAGGCATGTACATCAACTGCGTGTACTGCGGCCACCGCTACGGTCCCGGAGAGGGACAACCAACGATGCAGGCGGCACTAACGGAGCACATCTCCTCCTGCCCCAAGCACCCGCTGCGCAGGGCGCGTGAGGACTTGGATGGAATTCGCCGTCTCGTCGCGGAAGTCGCGGGAGAAGATCCGGAGACGTGGCCCACTCACGGCAACGCACCGCTCGCAATTTCCGCATGGCTCTGCCTCCTGAAACTCCGGATGGAAGAGACAGAGGATGAGTGACTACTACTGCTACGGATGCGGCAAGCCGACGTGCCCCAGTGTGCAATCCTGATGATTGGGCGAGAGGCTGTGGAAGCGGAACGCGTCGAGACACCGGACTACCGCGAAGAAGGGCGAGACGCGTACCGCATGGGCGGTGACGCCAACCCATATTCGCCCGATTCGCGGCCGGGAAGGGAATGGGCAGTCGGTTGGGCCCAAGCGCACCGCCGCGACCTGCGCGCGATCGACCGCTACTACAAAGCTCTTCGCGACGAAGGGGTGATCTAAGCAGGAAGCAGGCTAACCACGGGAGCGAATGATGAGCATGGATTTGCTGATCGCGATTGCGGAAGAGCATCAGGCGCGCACGGGGCATCACTACAGCACGCCGCGCTTCGACTGCAACGTCTGTCGCCACCTGAAAGCGGCAGAGCGAGAGATAGAGCAGGAGCGCTGGCGCGAGGTGGAGAGCGAGCACATCGTCTCGAAGACCACGCCATGAAAACGATCTACAAGTATCCGCTGCGGATAGACGACGTGCAGGGCGTAGCCATACCGTTCGGCGCTCGCATTCTGACGGTTCAGGAACAGAAAGGCGTGGTTACCTTGTGGGCTCTGGTGGAGAACACGAACACGCCAGAAATGTGGGAAGTGCGCATTGTCGGTACTGGCAACTCTGCTCCCGGGGAAGGCTTCGATTACGTTGGCAGCGTTCAGACGAGCGGCGGCCGATTCGTGTGGCACGTCTTCGCTAGGGCTCCACGATGAACGAGAAGCCCATCATTCCCTCTCGCACGGCCAAGGGATGGGTAGTCGTCAACGAGGGAGGCTATCCGATGCTGGATTCGGTTGCGCGTCTCCATTCGGAAGCGATCCGCAACTTTGAAACGTCAGGCTGGGGAGAAAGTTTTGATTACTGCCGTTGCACGTACGGGATGAAGGTAGTGCGCTGCACCGTTACCACGGAGCCGTAGAATGCTTAGCCAACGTCAGGACCAACGCCAGAGCGAGCCTGAATACACGGCAGAGGACGTGGAGCGGCTTGCCCGCGACTTCATGGGCTGGGATAAGCACGTTCCCGGCTCGGTGCAACCGCAGACGACGTACTTCCGCACACGACTGGCGTGCCCGGACCGACAGACGTGCATGATTTTCCCAGCGGGTCCGTCCCCGCGCGCAGGTCAGGAATGGAATCCCTTCCTCTCTGCTGACGCAGACCTGCAAGTGTTGGAGAGAGCACGCGAGGTGTATTTGCCCGCGGCGCGGCGCGACTGGCTTGCCGCCGAAAACCCGGATAGGCGATGGTTCTTATTCAGCGACGCGCTGCCGGATCGCGTGACGGACTACACCTGCGGAGCGTTCGCACGCGCCGTCCTTGCTGTCCTTCGTTCTACAGAGGGAGAGAAGCCGTGAACAACCGAGACTGCGCGTGTTCCTCTGACGACGCGTACGAGTGCGCGGAACTTCGCCACCATAGGGCAACAGGTCGCTGGCCCGACAAGTCGATGGAGCCGTGCGAATGCCCGTGTCACGAAGGTCAACTTGAGCCTTGGCCGGAGCCATGAACGTACGCGAGGCGAAGGCGCTGGGCCGCTGGTGCAACCGCCACAGGCGTAAATTCGAGCGGGTGCATCTTGAGAACGGCGCCAGCGTCACGGGCTGTAGGGAATGTGTCATGGCACCCGAATTCGTCGCTGCGCTGGATGCGGTGACTGCAAGTGCCAGAGCCTATCGGGCGAGAGAGCGATGACAGCGGCAGAGCGGAAGGTACGCGAGCGGTATCCTGACGCCACATGCGTGGAGTACAAGGCTCTCGCCGTGGCGAATGTGTGGGCGACGACGGGAGGGCGACGCGTTGTGATTGCCAGAGGCGTGGATCGACGCACTGCGTGGGAACAGGGCGTTGAAATGGTGCGAAGCGCTGGATGCTCTACCTGCTACACCCGCTACTGGAGAGTGAGGGAACAATGGCTGATGCGCCAGAGCATTTTCTGCACAGCGTGTGGGATGCCGCAGAAATCGCGTGGTACAATGATGAATACGTGTGCCCGTGGAAGGCGGGTACAGAGCAACGCGCCGTTTGGGAGTTGGCGCAGAAGGCGGCGGCGGAAGAATTCGCGTGGCAGCAGACCGACGAAGCCAAGGTACAGGATGAGTTGGAAGAACAGCGGTATTGGGAGGCTCGGCAAGCGGATGTACGAGACAACGCCGCCCCCGATGCTGATCATATCTCCAAGTACCTGCGCTTACAGATAGACCATGCTGCGCTTCCTTGGGATGAACGCGCCCACGTGCATCATCAACGGCTCGCGCCTGCAATTGCTCAAACTGGCGAACGAACTGGCGAACGTGCCCACGGCCAGCGAGCGAAAGATGGGCTGGACCCCGATGCAAGAGCCTACCGATGCCACGTGAGCGCAGCGGGATTGATTACTCGGCGGTTGCAGACGCACCCGGTGCCATCCCCAAGCCACGAGCGAAGCGGGACAAGGCCGAAGGAAGGAGCACGCCCGGATCGACGCTGAAGACGTATTCGACGCTGAAGGCCAGCCGCACGCCCATGACGCACCACGGCAGGCCAGAGGACGTGGACGGCGAGCAGTGCGAGGCGTGCAGGATGCTTCCCTGCGTGATTTGCGGGGCCCAGCCGCCTTCCCACCCCCATCACGATCCCAAGGTGTCACAGGGAGGGCTTGACCGCGACGCTGGACCGCTCTGCGCCGTGCATCACGCGGAGTCGGAGACGATGCCTCTGAGCAAATTCCGGCGGAAGTACGGGCTGGACTGGAGTGACGTTACCCATGCTGTGCGCGAGTGGATGAACGCAGGTTATCCGCAGGGTGCGAAGCCGTGGGGCGGTGGGCGGGCACTTTCACAACATCCTTGACGTAACGGGACGCAGTCATTAAGATAAGATGCGACGGCGACGAATGCGCGCCGCGATAACCCGCCAACCGCAGGGGGACCCACCATGCCGAACGCCAGCCTTTCCGACATCATGCACTTCTTCGGCTACGAGCGCGCCGCCGAATTCACCAAGGAGTGGAAGCAGCTCACCGCCGACGATCAGGCGCAGATCAAGGCGGGGATCGGGGACGGGACGTTCACGTACTAATCCGCCGCGCCTGCGCTCCGCGTGACAGCGGGGCGCAGGCTTTCTTTTGCCAGAGGTCAGCGTGCCGAGAGAAATCACCGTCACCCGCCGTCTCCCTGAACCGCCAAGTGACCTTGAAACGCTTCGGTCCGCCGTGCGGGGGGAGGTGGATGCGTCCAGCGTCAACGCCGCCGCTCTGGAGATAGGGATGAGTCCGCGTGGACTGCGCATCTTCCTGCTTGGCTCTGTCCCCTACTCCCCCACGCTCCGTCGTCTGCGGAAGTGGTACGCCAAGTCCGCCAGCACGGAGAACGAAGGATGAGGGAGCGGCATCCGGGCGGAGACGCATGGTACGACAAGCACTCGCGTCGCGGCCTCGCTTACACCGTCCAGATGTATGGCTTCAACGCCCAACTGGTGCTCCCTTACAACCTGTCGGAGAGCGAAGCGGTGCGGCTCAATGCGCTGATCCTCACGTTGGTTGTACCTGAAGCACCGTCAGTCACCGCCGCACAGGAGACAAGCGAATGATGCCGCCCATCCACTACTGCCCTGATTGCGACTGCTGGCCCTGCCAGTGCGACGACGAGGCTTACGACAACGGCGACAGGTGTGAGGACGTGGAAGCGGGGATCGTCGGGCCGCTGCGTTCTGACTAGGGCTCCCGCTTTTACGAAGACTATGAATAGCTGGGTTGGTGCACGGAGACGGTGGAGAGGCCACTTACCTGAACGACGGGGACTAAGATGGGCAAGCACACGCCGGGGCCGTGGCGCCTGTTGGGTGATGCACAGGGACCATGCTTGGTGATGCACCCGATGCGCAAGGGCGTGGCTATCGCATCGCTCACCAGCCTCTTCATTCCGACGGACGGATTTGTGGAGATTGAGGAGCCGGGCGCACCGGAGCGCACTGCCAATGCCCGTTTGATTGCCGCCGCCCCGGAGTTGCTGTACGCACTCTCTCAATTGCTAGGCGCCCTTCCGGCGAAACGCGACTGGTTGGACCCAATGGTGGAAGCCGTAGCGCTGGACGCCGTGCAGAAAGCCACCGGCTCTTCTTGACCGTCTTTCGCCTTCTCCACTCAACCGGAGACTCCATCCCCATGCTCTGGAAAGACCCGATGTTCTGGAAGATGCTGGGCTTCGTGCTGGCGGCCCTTGCCGGTGGACTGCTGGCCGATGGCTGGTGGAAGAAGCGCGAGGAAGCTAAGCGGCTGCGCGAGGGGCGTGCGCCGGTTCAACCCGTGACGTGGTGAGGGAGCGATGGGCAACTGGAGACGCGTTTGGATCGTCGGGCAGATTCCAGCCGGTGAGGTTGGGCCGTTGCGCGCTGCGCTTGCCGATGCGCCCGGCGCTTCGGAAGAGTGGCCGGAGTGGCACTGCTTGACGATTGGCGAAGGGCTCTGCGGTCTAGGCGAGTGGCCCGCCGAAGTCGTCAACGCAGTCGGCAACCTGCACGAGCGCGACTTCTCGCCAGAGGACGTGCGCGACGCGTGCGAACTTTACGTGCTGCCCGCCGCCCCCGGCGCCACGCTTAGGGTCCACTGCGGCGGCGATTGGGAGTCTTCGGGGTGTGTGGGCACGGTGACGGTGGCGAATGGAAGGGCCACGTTGGGCGCACCGGAAATCCCGTCGTTGCCGGAGATACCAGAGACGCAGATCGCCGGTAGGCTGTTCGCCGCTCTCGCGCGAGGCGGTGCATCGTGAGCGCCAAATCCAATCTCCCCGTGCTCTCGCCAGAGGAAGAAAATGAATTGGCGACCCGCTACGAACTAGCCTTCGTCCATCCGCCCGACGAAGCCGCTCCCACCGAAGCAGAGCAGGAGTGCAATCGCCTGCTGGCAGCGCTGAAGGACGTACGCGACGAGATGGCGGCCAACCGCCGAGCGTACGACATGGAGGTGCGGAACGCCGAAAGGTGGCTAGAGCGCGTGAACGGCTCTCCGCGCCGCCGGGAAACGTGGCTGCTCACGATGCTGGAGGCCGTCGCCCCGTTCGTCCCCAGGTATGGCAGCAAGAAGAGCAGGGAACTACCGCGGGGCACAATCGGCTGGCGCAGCACGCCGGAGCGCATCGCCGTGGAAGACCCGGCCGCCGTGGTGGCATGGGCGAAGGAACACGGGCTAGCGCACCTGCTGAAGACAGAGGAGAGTTTGCCGCACGCCGTGGTAGTGAAGGAGTGGAAAGAGGCGCGGCGCATCATCCCTGACTACGTCCCGCCGGGTTGCAAGTTGGTTGAGGCAGAAGAGCGGTTCTACGTTGACCCTTTGGACGTGAGTTAGCTACGTGGCTTGCTTCAGCGATTGGTGCCCGAAGTTGGAGGCCGCGTTGGCTGAGCCCTTCCCCGCGGAGTTTGTCCAGCGAAAGACGAAGGGCGGCAGCAGCGTTTCGTTCGTCGGCTGGCATATTTACGTCATGCGCCTGAACGACCTCGTTGGGCCGGGCTGGAGCATGGGGGAACCCATCCTGAAGGAAGTCGGCGGCAAGCTCATCATGGGTCTGCCAGTGACGATCTTCGGCATCACGCGGGTGAACTTCGGCAGCGAGGATGAGGAGCACGGCAATGCCGACGATGACGGCAAGGTGCGCGACTTCGGCAGCGCCGAAACCAATTCTTTCGCACAGGCGCTAAAGCGCACGTTGGCGCTGTTCGGGATGGGGCTGAACCTGTACGACAAGACGGGCGCGTACAGCAGATACCGCGAACAGGAAGCGCACCGCAGCGCGCTCGACTACATCCGCGAAACCGCCGCCCGTTGTGCAGACGATGTGATGCTGGCGTTGGACGGAGAGTCGCGACCGCTGAAGCCCGCCACGAAGAAAGCGTGGTCAACCCTGAAGCGCGATCCTGCCGCCGCCCTGACCTTCGCTCGCGCCGTGGCTGATTCCACCGGAGAGGAGCTTCAACCCCTGAACCGAGCGTGAGGTGCGACGTGTTAGAGACAACTTCAGACGAGAACACAGGCCCGCTGACTGCGGACGAAGCACACGCGCTCGCCATGCACGTCTGGCACTTCAATATCGGCGATTGGCCCTTCCTTACGAAGGGAGAGGCGCAGCGGACACACGACCTCGCTTGCGCCGCACTGGAGGAGCTCCCGCGTCCACCTTTAGCCGCGCCGGGCCAGCGGCTAGGAGCGCTGCCCTCTGCTGCCACATGGGAACCCGTGGTTGTGATGAACGAAGAACGGGATTGGGAAGAGCACAACCGGGAGCAGCGCATCCGACGCGAGGCGTACGAGGCGGCGGCGCACGAGCACGACTTTAGCCGCCACAGGGACACGGGAAGCGTATACAGCGAATGGCTACAGCGAGTGAGGGGTGACGCGGCTCGCCACTATCCCCTGAAGAAACGCGTACCCAAGGTGATTCCAGACCCGCATTTCCCGTCCGGTTCCACGGCGGCATTCAGGGTTTGCGAGGCACGGGGAAACCTCCACGCCGCGTTTGAGTTTCTGAGTGCGGAGCCGGGCTGGATTCCCGCGCATAAGGCGGGACTGCACTGGACGCACGACCGCATCCGTGCTCTCGCTGCGCTGCTTGACGATCAATGGACTTGGGAAGATGATACTTCCGTCGAAGGAGGGGCGCCCACATGAGCACTCCCCTCACGCATCGCCGCCGCTTCCGGCACACCGCATCCTCGTTGCTGCTAGCTCTGCTGGCTGGCCTGCTAGGTTTCGCGGTGCGCAGGGGAAGGCGGAAGGCCAGACCTGCACCTGACGCGCCTCTGAGCGCGATTCTGAGCTACGAGTACGCGGAGTTTCTCGACACCGAACGGGCAAGGGTCGCCAGAAAGGCGGGACGATGAAACTGCTGAAGAACGAGCGAGCCTATCGGCGCTGGGCGACCAGCATGGATGGCTTCGACACATACAAGGATCGGTGGCGCAACGAGGCGCCCACCGCGTACCCGTGCTGGGTATACTGCGTCTGCACCGATTACGGGATGGAGGAAACTTCCCCTGTCTACCTGTACGACGCAGACGTATCCATGATGCTCACCGAACTGCGCGCACTGCCATGAACGGCGCCCGCACGACTGACTTGGGCACGTGGCCCCGCGAACGCATCCTTGCCGCGCTGGCGATGCCCACCAATGCAGCTCCTGACGTTCAGGCGGCCCTACAACGCGCGCTGGACCGTCAGGGCCACAGGGACACGCCAGAGGCCGCGAACGGGGCACAGCGGGCCAGCAGCGCAATGAGAGGGGTACGTACGCGGCGCGGCGTTCCCAATCAGACGGAGATGCGCTTCGCCAGAGAAGTGCTGGACCCTATGGTGGCACGCGGCGAGTTGGCGCGCTACGACTACGAAGGGCTGACGTTCTTCGTCTACGACTCCGGCTCGCGCTGTACTCCGGACTGGATCGGCTGGACGCCTGACGGGACGCCCGTGCCCTTCGAGGTGAAAGCTTGGAAAGTCCACGAGGCGACAGTGCTCCGGATGAAGTTGCACGCGGCGGCTAGGCCGTGGCTCCGCTGGCGCATCTACTCCCGGCGGGATGGCATGTGGCGGGTGCACTTCGATAGCGGTGCGCAGATAGGTGTTGCGCACCAACAGGAATGATGCTATACTGTACCTAGTGGAAGTTGAGACGATAGCTGACCCACGGAGCCGGGACCTATGATGCGCACCTACGACCGCCCCCTGAGCGACGATGACCGCGCTCTCATGACTCACGTTTCGATGTGGGGATCGAACGGCTACCCGTTGAAAAAGGTGGCGGGGCGCTGGACGTGGGATTACCGCTCGCTCTCCGCGCCTCAGATGTACCGCACGAAGCGAGAGGCGACGGAGTCCTTCGAGACGCACATGGGCGTCCTCCGTGACTGCGCGGGCAGCGAAGCTCGTCGGCGTGCGCAAGAGGACACGTACGCATGAACCTCTCCGCCCGCATCCGCGCCAACATCCGCTTCTTCTTGGAAGCCAAGGGCCTGACCTACGATGATCTAGGCTGGCCTCGCCACTACGTGAGCCATGTGCTTACCGGGAAGTACGGCCTTTCCGAGAAGCGCATTCAGGAGTTCGCGGACAGGCTGCACGTCGATTGCGCGGAGTTGTGCCGCGACCCTCACGACCTGCTTAGGGAGCCAAAGCTCGATGCCGGGGACAAAGAAAGAGCGCGGCACCTCGCGCAGGATCACCGCGCTTGAAGCCGAGTGCGACCGCCTGCGTGGCCTGCTCTCCATCGCGAGAAACGAGTTGACGGACATCGTGGACGACCTGCGTCACCTCCCCAACGGGATGCGCGACCGGGCGTACGGAGCCCTGCACCGCAGCGATCCCGACGCCTCACCAGAGGATGCGTAAGCCATGAAAAGCGCAAGAGAGCGAGCGGAAGAGGCAGCGAACGCGGCGGGGATACGACTGCGTGATTCAACCCGGCGTGCATTCGTCTCTCGCACGGAAACGGCGTTCAAGGAGCACGCCAGAGACCAGCGCCACCTCTGCGCGGACGCGGTGTCCGCTTACGCTGCCACGTGGGAAGGAGACTACGGCGAGGCGGTCATAGCGGCCTCTGGGGAAGCGATGTGCGCTCCCGCCCCCGGTGAGTCCTGAAATGCCTCGCAAGCCTCACCTGAACACCGTCGTCCTGACCGGCAAGGGCCAGTGCGGAGCCTGTGACAGACCTGCGCAGATAGACGGCTGGTGCAGACCGCACTACGAGATGTTCGGAGACGTAGCGTGGTCACGAGTAGGGAAGGAAGCACCCAAGCCCAAGGCGAAGCGATGCCAGCGATGAAAGTCAGTCGGCAAGTCGATTTTGAAACCATCGACTGCTGCTCCTGTGGCCTCACCTTCGCCGTCCCCGCGCTGTAGGAGAAGGCGAGACGCGAGGATCACAAGGGTTTCGTCTGTCCGAACGGACACTCGCTCATCTTCAGCGGGGAGACGGACAAGGAGCGTCAGATTCGCGAGCTGCGGGATACCGTGCTGCGCGAACGTCGCCTGCGTGCATCGGCAGAGCAGAACGAGATGGTGGAGCGAGAGGCGCGCAAAGCCGTGGAGAAGAAGCTGAACCGCGTCTCCGCGGGTACGTGCCCCTGCTGCAACCGCTCGTTCAAGCAACTGGCCGCCCACATGAAGAACAAGCACCCGGATTACGTGGACAAGGCCACTCGCTCGCGTGGGCAAAGTGCCGCACCCAAGCTAAAGGTGAGCAAATGAGCCTGTACGCAACGCTATTCTGCTTGGACGGCGACGAATGGGATGATGACGCCGGACGCCTTGGGGCGCCGTACGCATACTGGGCATCGCACGAACTCCCGACGAAAAACGACCCGCGCCGCGGCTGGCTGGAAATCGCTGGCATCCCCGCACACTGCGGCACGGACGGCGGTCTCGTGGACTTCCTTCGCCTCAGCACTTCCGCCGCGGACGACGGTGATCCAGCGGTAGACCTGCTGCTGGATCGCGAACAGGTGACGGCTCTACGGGACCGCCTCACGCTCTGGCTTGACCGCACTCCGGAGGAGGGTTAACAACGGTGGGCTCATTCTCGAATGGCACCGCAGGGGTGGGGTTTGAGGAAGTGTGGTGCGAGCGGTGCATCCACCGTGCCGATCCAGAGAGCGAGAAACAGTGCGCCGTGTGGATGCTCCACTTGATGTACAACGACGATCAGTACGGCGAAGGTGTCAACTTCAAGGGTAACCACGGACCTACCACCAAGCGCCTTCTGGACGCGTTAATCGTGCCGACAGCGCAGGATCAGGAATGCGCGATGTTCGTTGCCCGCGACGACCCGCGCGCCATCGGCGGTATATCCTGGTGCGCATCGCTGCGACACAGCCAGCCGATGGAGGACCGCAACTCCGGCGCACCGTGCCTTCGCTGTCTGGCAGAGGAAGGAGTGCTGCACTACGCCGATGTCTAGCCGTCCTTTCAGAGTCGTGGGTCTGTGCGAAGATCCTGTGTGCGATTGCCGCAGAATTTTCGCTCCAGCGCGTTCCGGCATTTCTACCCCCGACGACTCCGCCACGGTCCTTACTGACTGTGCTTACTGCACTGCCCTGATTGAGGTGGAGACAGGTGAGCGGGGAGTAGAGCAGGCCGTCGCCCAAGGTTGGGAAGTAGTGGCGGACGGAGAGCTTTGCTGTCCGCTGTGCGCGCTGTCGAGGGCGGCAGAGGTGGAGGGCTACTCATGAATCCCGACGTGCCGGGCCGCGTTACGGCGCTTGTATCCCACGAAACGGGATACGACGTAGACGGGATGCTGCGTGAACTGGAAGAGGCGCCCAAGAAGTATTGGGAGATGCGCCAGAAGGTCGGCCCGTTGCTGGCGGAGAAGCGGGCGATAGAGGACCGCTACATCTCGCGCGGACGCTCGCCTTCCCTGTGGGATGTAGAGCGTAGCCTGTTGCTATCTGAACTGAAGCAAGAGGCGAGGGACGCCTACAGTCAGAAGCCGGACTACAAGACCGATGCGAAGGGGAATCAGGTCAAAATCGAATTGACGGACGGCAGGGCAGAGGACATCGCCCACGCCGCCTTACGCTACCGGACCTTCGTTGACGATACCAAGGCCGAACGGCGCAGGGCGCGGGAACTGAAAAAGGAGTTGGGCAAGCTCTTCGACAAGCTTGAGGCGTGGAAGCTTCGGCGCGAATATCTCAAGATCAAGCTTGAGCAGATCAAAGCCGAAACCTATCTCCTGAACGGGCAGGCTCGGCTATGAATCTCCTGCTGGCCGTAGACGGGTCCAACACGCTGCACCGGGCGTATCACGGGGCACAATGCGCCGATGCCGCAGGGGCCGCCGCGGTCGCGCTGGGGATGATCCGCAAGGCGCTGCTCCGCTGGCGCCCCACTCACCTCGTGGTCGCGCTGGACCGTCCCGAGCCCACGTGGCGACGGCTGATGGACCCGGTGTACAAGGCATCCAGAGTATCGCACGGGCCTTCCACGGCGGAGATGACGGACGCACTCGTGCCGCTGCTGGACGACGTGGGTATCTGCCACGCGGGGGTAGCCGGTTTTGAAGCGGACGACGTGCTGGCGACGCTTACCGCCCGCTGCGCGGCCAAGGGCACGCGGGCAATGCTCCTGACGCGCGATTCCGACCTGCTCCAGTGCGCGGACCGAGCAACGATCCTCTGGCCGGAGAATGGGGGCGAAGCGGCTCTAGGCTCAACCGAGACGCACGCGCGCATGGGTGTCTGGCCGCATCAGATTACGTCCCTGAAGGCCATCGCGGGCGACAAGGGGGATGATATACCCCGGTTAGGCGCGGAGCGGCAGACGCGGGGTGGAGTGCGTTTCTACGGCTTCACGGACAGGCGCGCGGCAGAGCTGGTGTCGGCTCACGGTTCGCTCGACGGGCTGTACACGGCCCTTCCTGGCGCCACGCTCAAAGACTGTGAACGAGAATGGCTGGTAAACGGCAGGGAGCGAGCCTATCTCAACTTCACGCTGGCGAGTCTGCGAGAGGACGTTGCGCTGGACCTTGACCCGCGCGCAACCGCGCTTAGGTGAGGCTTGCGCTGGGGTCTGGCGCAGGATAGGTTGAAGTGTCGCCAAGTACCGCGACCGGCGCGTGAGAAACGCCGATTGAAATAAGCCGAGAGACTTCCGAGGGACCTCTGCGCCCCCGTGTCGTCACGCTTGCCGACTCCCCTCTTCTCGGCGGGGGAGAAGGGTTTCTCCAAGTGTGTACCGCACGGGGGCGCTTTCCTTTTCTCCAGAAAGCCCGCCATGACAGACGCTGCCGTTCTACCCTCGTTCCCGCTGGACGTGGACGCCGCACGCCAGCCCGCCAGCGAAGCCGCCCGCCGCGTGACGGAGGAAGCGGAGCGCAAGAAGGCCAAGAATGCTGGCCTGCACGGCGTCAAGAGCCTGATGCATGGGCGCACCGACACCTTCTCCGTCTCCCCGTTCGACATCCACATCAAACCGGGCTGGAACACGCGCGACTTCTCCCTGCTGGAGAATCAGGAGCACGTCCTTGACCTCGCGCACTCCATCGCCGCACGCGGCGTCCAGCAGCCGCTCACCGTCTATTGGGAGGGCGGAAAGCTCTGGCTGTCCGATGGCGAAAGCCGCCTGCGCGGCGCGTGGTACGCCATCAACAATCTGAACGCGCCGGTAATGACCGTGCCGGTGCGCACGGAGCCGCAGGGGTCTAACGACGCGGACCGCGTGCTCTCGCTGCTGGTGCGCAACTCCGGCAAGCCGCTTACCCGGATGGAGAAGGCGCAGACCGTCAAGCGGCTGCTCAATCTCGGTTGGTCGCCGGAGCAAATTGCCACCGAATCCGGGTGGACCGTGGGCACGATCAACGGATTGATGGATGTGCTGGAGTTGCCAGAAGCGGTGCGCCAGCGCGTCCAGCAGGGGCAGGTAGCGGCGACGGAGGCCGTGCGCATCGTCAAGAAGCATGGCGACGCGGCCACGGAGATCGTGGACGCCGCGGTGAAGCTCTCCGGCAGCAACGGCAACGGCAGGGCCACGCGCAAGGCCGTGGAGCGCGTGGAGCGCGAGCGCACCCCGGGACCGGCACCCGACGACGCGCCTGACGTGGCAGCGGAACTGGAGCGGGCTCACGCGGAAATCGACCAGTTGAACAGTGTCATCGACTCCCTCAACCGCACGGACAAGGACCGGGAGATCATCGCCCTTCAGGCGAAGTTCGCGCAGTTGAACGGGCGGTTGCAGCAGGAGATGACCACGGGGCGCGAGGCGAGACAGCAGGCGGAGCGTTACGGGTCCGTGCTGAAGAGGGTCAGGACCGCCCTCGACGTGCTTCAGAACGCCGACATCATCCCCGCCATCGAAGCCCTGAAGAACTGAACCGCCCGCAGCGGCCGGGAGCCGCGAGAGAGGAAATCCGTGGACATCCAGTTACGCCCGTTTCAGAACGAATCGATAGAGGCACTACGCGAGAACATCCGGCAGGGCGTGCGCAATCAGATTCTCAGCGCGCCCACCGGCTCGGGAAAGACCGTCCTCGCCTCCTACCTGCTGGACGAGTGCTACAACAAGGGTTCCAAACGCGCAGTCTTCGTTTGCGACCGCATTCCCTTGGTAGACCAGACAAGTGCCATGCTGGATGCGTACGGCATACCGCACGGCGTCATTCAGGCGGATCACTGGAGGCACAGGCCGTGGGAGCGCATTCAGGTCGCCAGCGCGCAGACCCTCGCGCGCCGCTCGTGGCCCGATGCGCACCTGATAATCGTGGACGAAGCGCATGGCCTGAACGCGGCGGTCACGCGCCGGATCGGCGCGCGAAACTGCGTTACCATCGGCCTGACCGCCACGCCGTTCACGAAGGGGCTGGGCAGGCACTACGAGAAAATCGTCTCCGTCACGACCACAAACGCGCTCATCACACAAGGCTGGTTGGCGGCGTACCGGATTTTCGCAGCCAGCGAACCGGACATGACTGGCGCGAAGGTCATCGCGGGGGAGTGGACTGAAGATGAGGCGGCGAAGCGCTCTATGCCTATCGTCGGGGACTGCGTGGCGGAGTACCTGAAACACGGGGGCGAGAAGAAATTCATCGCCTTCGGGTGCACGGTCGCGCACTGCGAGGAGATGCAGCGTCAGTTCCTCGCAGCCGGGGTGCAGTGCGCGCTCTACACCTACCGCACGGGCGACGATGAACGCGCGCGCATGGTGGAGGAATTCCGGAAGCCGCACAGCTACATCCGCGGGCTGATTTCCGTCTCCGCGCTCGCCAAGGGCTTTGACGTGTCAGACGTGGAAGTGATCGTGATGGCCCGCCCGCTCCGCAAGAGCCTGACGGAGTTCATCCAGATGTTCGGCCGCGGCCTTCGCTCTCACCCCGGCAAGGAGGTTTGCACGCTCTTGGACCACAGCGGCAACGTGCTGCGGTTCTGGAACCAGATGAACAACTTCTTCGAGCACGGGGCAACCGAACTGGATGACGGCAGGCCGAAGGAGAAGAAGAAGGCGAAAGAGGATGGGAAGAAGCCGATAAAGTGCCCCAAGTGCTACCGGGTGCACGACCCAAGGCCCTCTTGTCCTCACTGCGGCTACGTCTACCCGCGACGCTCCGGCGTATCGCACGTGGCGGGCGAACTGCGCGAGTTGGCAGGCGGCGCCAGCGCCACGCCGGACCAGCGGCAGGACATATACTCGCAACTGCTCTGGATCGTGCGCGAGCGGGGATACAAACCCGGCTATGCGGCGGCCAAGTTCAAGGCGCGCTTCGGCACCTTCCCGAGCAACCTGCGCGAGGTGCCGAAGCCGCCCTCACCCGCGCTGCTGCGCTGGATACGCTCTGAGGCCATTGCCTACGCGCGGAGCAAGAAGCGATGAGCGCCGCCGAAGCGTTTGAAGCGTTCATCCGCGGGCTTGGACTGATGCCGCGCGGCGCCGTCGTCGCGGACGGCAGGTGGCACCGCTGCCCATGCGAAACCAATCCGCGCAAGAAGAACGGCAGTTGGAAGTTGGCTGCCGATGGCGGGCGCGGTTGGGCAATGGACTTCATGATCCATCCGCAGCCGCTCGTCTGGACGCCCGAACGCGGCGAATCACCTTCGCCTCACTTCGACGCTGCGCTACTCCGCCGCGCGAATGCGGAAGCTCGCCAGCGTCAGGTGCGAGCGACGCAGGCGGCGCGCGAATATCACTGCGAGTGCGAACCGCTCATTGGCGTGCACCCCTACCTGGAGGCGCACGGGCTGGATGCTTCGGGCTGCTACGGCCTGCGTGTAGACCGCGACGGCTGGCTGGTGGTGCCGATGTTTCGGGACCGGAACCTGATGAGCGTGCAGAGAATCGCGCCAGACGGCGTTAAACGCTTCTGGCCCGGCGCCCCTGCCTCCGGTGCCTCCTACACCATCGAAAGGCCGCAGGCGTCGATTACGGTGCTATGCGAGGGCCTTGCGACGGGACTCGCCATCTACAACGCGGCTCCGCTGACACGGGTGGTCGTCGCATTCAATTCCGGCAACCTGTCCAAGGTCTCCGTACCGTACGCGGGTCTGCTCACAATCGCCGCTGACAACGATTACGGCACCGAGGGTAGGATTGGGTCCAACCCCGGCGTCCTCGCGGCCCAGGAGGCCGCTGACGCGCACGGAGGGGGCATTGCCGTGCCGGTCGGCATCCACGGAACGGACTTCTGCGACTGGAGGATGGAGAGGACCGCCGAACGGATGGAGCGGAAGCGCCTGCATGAAACGCGCGGCGACGTGCGGCGGGCGGTGGACGCGGAGTTGGCAGACATCATCTCACGCGCAGCCCGGTTTCGGGCGCCCAGGGTGGCGCCGTGAACTTCTACAAGCGCTACATGGGCGACTTCACGCGGAAGACGGGGCACCTCTCGCTTACGGAGCGCGGAGCCTACAGCGCGTTGCTGGACCACTACTATTCAACCATGCGACCACTGCCATGCGACCTGCCCGCCCTCTGCCGGATCGCCGGGGCGCACGGCCAAGACGAGATAGAGGCGGTGAGCCGAGTGGTGGCGGAGTTCTTCCCGCAGAACGGAGACGGCTTCCTGCACAACAAGCGGGCTGATGCGGAAATCGCCAAGTGGACCGCGCAGGCGCAGGTCAACCGCCGCGCCGCCGACGCACGCTGGGGGAAGCCGTGAATCGCCCTCGCGCGCATACGCACGTGCGCACGTGTAACCACCACACTTTCTCTCTGACGAGTAGTTTATCTCTAGCTTCTGGTACGCATAGTCGTTCGCATACCGCTTCGCACACCGAATCGATATGCGGTTCGCATCCACAGTGTACGGAGTGGCGAGCCGAGCGCGATCACGCCGCCGGAGAAGCCATGCTTGCCTCGCTGAACGCCGCCTTCTACCGCCGCTGTGCAGCCTTGGGCATCCATCCTCCCATCGGTCCTATAGAAACGTAACCCTTGCGCGATTGAGGTTGGGTGATTAGGTTGAATCTCAGAAGGGCGGTACGAGTTCAAACCTGACCACTGGAGACGAAACGATGATCGACGCAGCCACGGCCAAGATGAGCGTACCCGAAGCGGTGGAGATCCTGCACGAGAGCGGTTGGGTGTTCGTCCGTTCTTGGGCCTTCGCGGAGAACGTCGTGCACCAGTACGAACAGACCTACGGATTCCACGTTCCGGGGTTCAGCACTCGGCAGGTGGACGGCGGCGGCTTCAACGTAGCGAGGATGCTATGGTAGCTCCGCGCATCGGCAAGCGGCAGCGGTGGGCGCTCCGCGAGATGGTGGAGCAGGCGAGCAACGGCGTCGTCTCGGAAGTGGCAGACTTCCATCCGGGGATTCGGCGCGCGCTTGTTGCTCTGCATGATCGCGGCATCGTGCGCCTGACGCCATCGCAGGTCAGGTATCCGAACGGCACGCCAGCGGTAGCGGTGATGCTCACCGAAACTGCATGGCAACTCGCCGGAAAGCCCGTCAACAAGCACCTGTTCGTATACTCTGGCCCGCAAACCTGCATGCAATGCCTGCTCTGTGGGCGAGCGGAAGGAGCACCTATCCATGCCTGAAATGTTCGCCGTTGGCGCCGTCGTAGAACCGGTGTTTCCGATCACCCGGCGCATCGGCTGGAGAAGCAAGGGCGTGATCGTTGACCGCTTCGCCCCCGATCCGATCAACTGGCCCAACGGCGGGCTGGTTGTAGACTTTACCGTCAACGGAGGGCTGGAAGTAGATCGCGTTCTTGTGGAAGAGCACGAGGTGATTGACGTTGTGGCGCTGGACCGCGCTTGGAAGCGGGCCGGGCTGTGACTGCCGCGACCACTGATGCCCTGCTGGCCTTTCAGGCGGCGATGCGTGCCAAGCGAAAAGCCGCAGGGCTCACGCACGAGGACATGGCTGCACCGCTGGGCACAACGCGACAGCGTGTGGGCCAGATCGAAAACCTGCGGTGGACGCCGACGCTCGCGACAGCGGACCGTGTGGCCCGATTCTTTGGCGACTCCCTGCCTGACTTTCTGGCCTTTGGCAACGTAACCCTTGCGCAGTCGCAAGAGGGTGCTTAGATTGCCTGTCAGGTAGGACGCGCCCCTGCACCTCACGACCAACGGAGCGAAGGATGACCAACTACCGCCGCTTGGTGCTTCGGCTGGCTCTTAGGTTCAAGCGTCAGGATTTTACTGCGGTGATCTTTCGCGACATAGACGAGAGCACCCAACCGGGCTCGGTCAACTACCCGCTTTGGATGGAGACCTTCGGACAGCACGACATCAGCGGCCGACAAATCTCACTTTTGACCAACGCTGTCAACCGTGAGTTGGCGAGCCTTCGCGCGGAGCGAGGGGTGCTTGCTGGCCTTCGGTCTCAATCCCCTTCCGTGCTGGCGGTGTGACAGCCGCCAGCACGCTTGAGCTCTCAACCGGAGCAACGAACGATGCCCACCCTAGATATATGTTGACGGTTGGCAGCCTCTTTTCTGGCATCGGCGGGATGGACTTGGGCTTGGAGCGCGCAGGGATGCGCGTGGTATGGCAGTGCGAGAACGACGAATTCGCGTCTCGCGTTCTGCGCAAGCATTGGCCGCACCTAACCAACTACGGCGACGTAACACAGGTTGATTGGAAGGCCGCCGTTCGCCCCGACGTGCTGGCAGGCGGGTTCATGTGCACGGACGTCTCGGTCGCGGGGAAGAGGGCAGGCACAGGCGAAGGCACGCGAAGCGGCGTCACATGGAGGGAGTATGCAAGAGCCATTAGCCAGTTACGGCCTAGGTACGTTCTTGTCGAAAACGTCTCAAACCTCCTTGCCGGGAATGGAGGAATGTGGTTCGGGGCCGTTCTTGGGGCCTTGGCCTCGTGCGGGTACGATGTTGAATGGGATCATCTTCCGGCGTCTGCCTTTGGCGCCCCTCACATCCGCGACAGGGTGTTTCTGGTGGGGAAGCACCGCGACGGAGGATTGTCCCCCGAACCCGTCTTCCCGCGTGTTCTGGCCCACACCAGACGCAAGCAATTGGGATGGCTTCAACTGCAACCCGCCCGGTCCGCGCCGTCCGACATGGTTCAGAGCGGTCCGTCTCTGGCCCGTCCTGCTCCCCCACGTGGAAGCCGAAGACAATACCGAGACCGCGATGGGCTTCCCCGTTGGGTGGACGAGCGTGCCATGAAGGGGTTGGGGAACGCGGTGTGTCCTGCGGTTGCAGAGCAGGTTGGCCGCTGGATCAGCGCTCACGCCCTGAAAGGGGAAAGGATTGCCGCATGACTACTGACCACGCATCCGAGCGGCACGACTGATGGCTGCGCTTAAAGACACGTCCGGGGAAGGGGTGCCCACACCCTTCCGGTCCCCCATCGAACAGGCGGCGTACTTCACCGGCCTCGTGCACGGTCACGCCAATGCGCTCTCGCTAAGGCTGGGTTCGGTCGTCTTCAGGGATTCCTTTCTCATCGCGGATATACTCGCCGCAACCGAAAGCGCGCCCATATCCAGAGACGGCTCGCCAAGCGACGTAATCCTCTATCGTGCCGTGCAGGCGCAGATGGACGCAAGACCCTTCTGGAAGCCCAGCGACAGGTGGGGAGATGATCCTTTCGACGGAAAAACGGAGGTGCACAGTGAGTGAGTCTCTCGCCAGCCACGCATCCGAGCGGGTAGAGATTTCAGAGGATGAGGTACGGTTAAGACTCTGGGCTTTCGCTCAGATGGCAAGCGCATGGGTAGACGGCGGTTGCGGCGGTAGTTCGGGTGAATGGGAGGCGTTGAAGGCGTCCGAGGCAGACATTCTCTCGCGTCTGCAAGAACTTTCTTGGAGGCCCTTTGCGACAGCGCCGGAAAGAGACCTACCCATACTCGCCTACCGCGAAGACGCAGGCGTCATCGTCGCCCGTTTTTGTCTGGACGACGATGGTGAAGGCGAGTACTGGTTTACGGAGGAAGGTGAAGACCTGACCGGCAACCTGCCGACGCATTGGATGCCTATGCCTTTGCCGCCCAAGCAAACTCCCCACGAGGCTGCATGACTACTCCTTATGAGCGGGTAGAGGTGACACCCGAACTGCTGGCGAGAGAGGCCGCCCACGCAGCGCGCACCAAGGGACCGGTCTGCCACGTGCAACCTGCCGTCGTGCTGGCGCTGGTGGGGCGGATTCGTGAACTGGAAGCCGACTTGGCAGAGGTGTACGCAGACGAAAGGCTGCACCAGCCATGAGAGCCTACAGGTGCGGCGGCTGCAACACCCGCTACGCGGTGGAGGTGGCCTACTCCCCGGACAGTCACGCACGTTCCCGCTGGTGCCCGGTCTGCGGCTCGCGCGAGGTCTCAATCAACCAGCCAGACGACGATTTCGTGCACCTGACGCCGCAGGAGTTGAAGCGCCCACCGAAGCGCCCACGACAACCCTGTCCGAAGTGCGACGGGCTGTTCACGGCCAACGGCTTCCGCAGACACGTTGCGGCCTGCTCCGGCGTGAGCCTTGACCTTTCTCCCTCCTGACGGGTACTCTCAAAGCATGGACGCACAAGAAATCCTCTCGGCCATTGAAGAGCACGGCCTGCTGCTACGACCGTCGGTAACGGGCAATTGGCGATGCGGAGTTTTTCGCGGTATCACTGGAGACGGCAAGGCGTACTGCGCGGTAGGCTCTGAGTGCGAAAAGGCGACCATCGAAGGGGTGGTTGCTGAAGCCGTGCGTTGGGCGTCCACCCATTCCGTGCGCGCTGCGTAGATGTCTGCACCACGCCGCCGCCAATATTCGGACTCTCAGAAGGCCGAAGCCCTAGCAGCGGTGGACGCCAACGGAGGCAACGTCTCCGCGACCGCCGCTGCTCTTGGCATTCCTCAGAAAACCTTGGACTGCTGGTTCAGGAAGCGCGGCGTAAACCCGGAAGTAGCGCAAATGCGCTTGGGGAAAAAGGAAGACTTAGCGGACCGCCTGGAAGACCTCGCGCATAAGTTGCTGGACAGCGCTACGGCCAAGATTGGAGACGCGAACCTATCCAATGTCACTGTCGCGCTTGGCATCTCCATCGACAAGATGCGCCTTTTGAGGGAGCAGCCCACCAGCATCACCGCAGCCCTGACGGATGACGAACGAGCTGATAGGGTTGCTGCCCTACTTGAGCGAGCAAGAGCGCGCAGAGATGGACGCGCTGCTCTCCGGGCTATTTGAGGACGGCGGCGACTGGCGCACCTGGGTAACCAGCAAATTCCCGCAGGCCGCGAAGGCACCGTTTGCCTCGCGGCACATTCGTCTTTGGGAATGGTTCGAAGCGCTGACGCCGGGCGTAAAGCCCACCGCCCACGTGGAAATCTGGCCGCGTGGCGGAGCCAAGAGCAGCACGGCAGAATTGGGTGTGACGCGCGCGGGCGTGAAGCGCAGCCGCAACTTCGCCGTTTACCTCTGCGCCACTCAGGACCAGGCCAACAAGCACGTCCAAGCCATCGCCAGCAGGTTCGAGACGCTGGGCATCCGCAGGGCCGTCAATGGCTACGGCAACTCCATCGGCTGGCGCATGGACATTCTCCGAGCCGCCAACGGTTTCTCCGTGCTCGCGCTTGGGGTGGATGCGGCTGCGCGCGGTGTGAAGCTGGGGGATGACAGACCCGACCTGTTTGTAATTGACGACGTGGACGACCGCCACGATTCTCCGCCCGTCATCAAGAAGAAAATCGAAACGATCACCGAATCCATCCTGCCCGCTGGCGCCTCTGATGCCGCAGTGCTGTTCATTCAGAACCGCATCCACGATCTGTCGATAGCAACCCAACTTGCGGAAGGCAAGGCTGACTTCCTGCTGGACCGCGAGGTGTTCGAAGAGCCTGCCGTCTTAGGTCTGGCCCTGAAGCACGAGGACAGGGAAGACGGCTCACGGCGCTGGCGGATCACGGGCGGAACGGCCACATGGGAAGGCCAGAACCTCGCGACGTGCGAGGCGCAGATCAACGAATGGGGCAGAGGCGCGTTCCTGCGCGAGGCCCAGCACGAAACGGAGGCGGAATCCGGCCTCTGGCAGCGCGAGCGGGACATCAACCCGTTTCGCGAAGTGCCGCTGACGCCGGAGGATACAGGGCGCTTCTACCGCATCGTGATCGCCGTCGATCCCAACGCCACAGAGGGAAATGATGAAGCGGGCATCATGGTTGGCGGCATTGAAAAGCGCGCCGGTGTGGTGCACGGTGTGCTCTTGCGGGACGCGACCGTGGCGGGCGGGCCGAAGAAGTGGGCGCAGGCCAGCGTTGACGCCTACAACGAATGGAACGCGGATGCGCTCGTGGCAGAAGCCAACAACGGCGGCGAGATGGTGGCGATCACGATTGGTACCGTGCCCAAGGCACCCCGCGTCAAGCTGATCCACGCCAGCCGTGGCAAGCTCACTCGCGCGGAGCCCGTGCAAAAGCTTTACGAGGACGGCAGGGTGCACCACGCGGGGCACTTCTCGCTCTTGGAACGAGAGCAGTGCACATGGTCCCCTGGCGATCCGTCGCCAAACCGGCTTGACGCTGTCGTGTGGCTCTTCACCGAACTGATGCTGAGCAACCGCACGCCGGTGAACCCGTGGGCAGGCATCCCCACTACGCGCACCGTGCGGCGGTAAGCACAAGGGTCACACTTCACACTTGCGCTACAGTGCCTATGTGCATTACTGTACACACATGAGCGACAAGCGAGAGACGCGCACCGTCAGCGTGCGCCCCGGCGACTGGCAGGCATGGGAGCGCAAAGCGGCAGAGGTAGGGCTGCGGCTGGGCTCTCGCGCGCTGTCGGTGTCTGAACTGATCCGCAGAGCAGTGGAGGCTTACGCGACGCCATGCAGCAAACCCGCTGTGACTACGGAACGGATTGTTTCAGAGCACCTACGCGCGCAGGCGATGGCTGCGTCTATCCTCGCGCCGGCAGGCACCACTCCCGCAGGCTGGACACGCATGCCGCTGGGGGTGCAGACGACGCCCACGGAGGTTCCCGCACGGCAGCCCTACACCAAAGAGCGCCAGACAGGAAAGAAGGGACGATGAACGATCCGAGAACGGTTGGCGACCTCCGGGGAAACCTGAGGGTCGCCATCGCCGCCATGACACAGGCCGTGCGCGGTTTTGGTGCGACAGCGCAAGAGGCAAGCCGCACCTTCCGCAGGGCGAGCAACGTGTTTGGCTATGCCGTGGCTCTGCTGCGCTATCGCGAAGCCCACGGAGGGCGTGCGCCGGGTTCGGGGCGCACGGTGCGCCTCCGGAAAAAGCGCAGGGATGCGGTCGTCCACTGGTGGATGAATCACCGCCGAAAGAACGCCAGCCGCAGGGCACAGGCTGCGGAGACCGGGCGCCGGGTGAGAGCGTGGCGCAGAACCGCAAACGCCCAAGGAGGCGATCATGCGGAAGATGAGGCTGGAGTTGGGCGATCTGAAGGTGGAGTCGTTCGTCGCCGGTCGGGGTGAGCCGCGTGAGGGCACGGTGCGTGGGCACGACAGCACGACTGATTGCACGGTGACCGAGTCTGGCGATGCCTACTGCGCCGAGAACACGCAGTTCTGCCCCATGACAGGCTACTGCTCGCACCCGGAGCAGAACACCTGCTGGGATGGGTGCGCCATCACGAACTACGGCCCGCGCGACACGTGCGACCACTCCACCTGCGGCATGACCGCCTGCGGTGGCCCCTCGTGCGACATCACCGCCTGCAACGGACCCAACTGCTGACATCGCCCGGCCGCGGGGAAAGCCCCCCGCGGCCGGAATGTTTTCCCTTCACCAAGGGGGGAAGAAACCCTGATGCGCAAGATGTAACTGGACCTCGACAGCCTGACTGTCGAGACGTTCGAAGCGGGCAGACGCGGCGTGATCGGGCACGATTCCACCGCGGCCACGGACTGCGGTCCATGTGACACGGACAACACCGGCCAGAACTACTGCGCCGATCGCACGTGGGCCACGTGTGACGGGATGGGTACGTGTCCCAAGACCGCGTGCGGCGACTGTGGGGTCACCCGGCTGGAGTTGTCGGACTGCTCATGCCCGGTGGTGCCGTCGGTCTGCGCCTTCTCGTGTACCGGCATCAAGCAGTACTGCTGCGCCTAATCCACACGCGCCGCAGCAACAACTATAACTCTTAAACCAAAAGGGGTAGCGAGTGCACAAGCTGAAGCTGGACCTCGAGATGCTGTGCGTCGAGAGCTTCGACACCGTGCGCCACGTGCCGGAAGCGGCGGGCACGGTGCGCGGGCGCGAGGAGTCGGTGGAGTACACCGGGTGCGCCTGTCCCGCCCCGCCTCCGACGGAAGTTGCTAGCTGCAAGACGTGTTACGGTCAGGACACCTGCTTTTCGGGTTGGACGTACTGCCCCATTTGCATGTAATCTGTCCGGCGAGGCGTCTTTGACCGGGCGCCTCGCCCATTGCACCTGCCTTCGACAGCGCCTATAGTTCACACCTGAACGGCTTTCTTCGCCCGCTCCCTCGAATCCTCGCCGCCGCATGGCCCTAGCCACGCCCACCACGAGCAGCGCCTCAACCCCCACCCCGCCACGTGACCGGCGGGAGTGGACGTATGACCACGCGCTGGCGGCTGCCACGGCCAATTTCCCCGGCGGCTTTGACCCGGCGCACGCGGCCAGCGTCTACGCCTACGTGATTCTGGCGGACCATCTTCAGGACGGCAAGCCATGGATTGGCGCTGGCTTCGACGTAAACGGCCAGTTGACCCCCAAGGCCAAGTCGGACCTGACGCGCCTCCTGACGCCCAATCCGGAGATGTACACGTGCCTTACGGAACGCGTGGACGGCGCGTGCGCGAACGAGGCCAGCATCACGGTCGGTGCAAAGGAGCCCGCGGGCGAGCCAGACGAGAAGGGCGTGCGCGGCCTATCCGACGAACAGCAGCGCGCGGTTGACGAGTGGGAGCGCGATCTGTCGGCGTGGTGGACGACCGAGGGCCTGTGGGGCGGCAGCAACATCCGGAACCCCACCGGCGTCAAGGGCATGGTGGCGCAGGGCTCCATGTCCAAGAGCGGGCAGGCGTGCTTGCGCTTCTTCTTCAACCCGGCAAGCCGCACGCAGGAAGTCGCCATCAGGAACGAGGTTGGCGAAGTCGTCGGCACGGAGCAGCGGATTCCGAAACAGCCGGACCGCGCAGCAGCACTCCGGCACATCCGCGTCGTTGCTCCGCCGCCCAATACCTGCGCCGTCTACATCGACCCCGATACACACGAAAAGACGGGCGTATTCCTGTTCGATGATTCACAGAACAGGAAGTGCGCGGAGACGTGGTTCAACGAAGGCGGCATCACCGTGCTGCGTCTGCTGACAGAGGGCGCGCCTACCGCAGAGACGCGCTACCCATGGGGCGGCTGGCTACCCATCGTAAGCGCCGACGTGGGCTGCATCCTGACGCCTGCCGTGGTGCGTATCCAAGCCGCGCTCGACCTCGACGCAACCTCGCTCACGCGACTGATCCAGTCGCATGGCTACGGGCAGCGCACGGAGATTAACGCGCAGGAAGACGGGACGTGGGAACTGACCGCGCCAGTGGGCGTCTCCGTACCAACGACTCGCGAGGTGGGCGATGTGCTCCAATACTTCCACCCCGCACCCGCCGCGCTGGGTCCTGACCTGATTCGCCACCTGAACGGCTTCCCCTACCAGACCGGCGCGAACACGCAAGGCGATCCTACGTTCGGCCTCACGTCTCCGTCCGTCGATTACCACGAGCCATCGCCGGTCGCCAACATCATCGAAGGTGCAGACGCCCACACGATGATGATGCGCTACGCCTGTCGTCAGGGGCATCGGCGCAGCGGATTGACTGGCAGCACGGCAGAGGCCAGCGGAGAGGCGTACGAGCAGGCACGCGCGGGATTCTTCAACGACATTAAGGGCGTGGCCGAAGCCGTGGACGGCGCACTCGCCGCAGGGCTCACGTGGGTGACAATTGCGGCTGATTGGCTGGCAGGCTCGGAAGCGCCGGACTTCGCTGACAACTACGCCGTGCAGGTCCAGAGCCATCCGAGCGCTGGAAGCCCGTCAGGCGACGCGCAACGCGTCACGTTGGAGATGGTGCAGGGCGAGCTTCTGGATGCAGAGGAAGGCACCGCGCGGTTGGGGGTGCAGGACGTAGCCGCCACGCGTGCCAGGATCGCACAGGAGCGCACGCTGGCGACGCAGGAGCGGCGCTGGACCATGTTTGAAGGCGCAGCGGGCAGCGGCGTGGACAGGAAGTGGTTCCTGATGAACGAAATGGGCTACACCGCGCAGCAGGCCGATGCGGCGCTGCGCACCGACGGCCCTCCCAACCTGACGCAGTGATGAGCAAGGCCGAAGAAAGAGACAAGGCGGCGTTCCTGACCGATTACCGCGCTCTGTGTGAGAAACATGGCCTTATGGTGATTCGGGTGGAGAACGACGGCGAGTATTGGGCGTTCTCCACGGCGCGTCTGGACACCGCTTCTCTAGAAGCGTCTATCCAAGAAATGTTGTTTGAGCCTGTGCGGACGATTGAATGGCCCGTGGACAAAGAATGACAGGCGGCAGGCGAAGACCCTACACGAAGCGCGGCATTCTGCGCGTCCCGTGCGCCCGCTGCGGCGAGCCGTCGCGTTTTCAGTGGAACGTATGCGCCGATGGCAACCGCTACCGGGGCGTGTGCCTCGCGTGCGACGTAGCGCTTAACGATCTGGTGCTGCGGTGGATGGGTGACCCGGAAGCAGACGCCAAGATAGCCGCCTATCGCGAAAGGCTAATTCCATGAAACTCCAGCAGATTCCCCCCGAACTGACCGACGAACAGGCCGCCACACTCGCGCAGATCACGCCAGCAGACCGCGAAGACGCAGCCGCAGCATGGCAGCAAGACGCCCCACCTGACGGCAGGGCGCTCTTGGATGCTCCGGAATACGAGGGTGAGGACGGCGGTTAGCCGCGCGTGGCCGAGGGCTTGCGCCACACGGTAGCGGGCTTGTAGTCGCCCTCTCGTACGCGTCTGGCATACTCTCTGAGTTGCAGAATCAGATCACCGCCCTGCTTCACCATGTAGCCCAACCCTGCGGCGTCGGTGTAACCAGTGGACGCCGCGACGTGTGCGGTGACGGCGCCAGTGATTAACTGCATCTCCACCGCCAGCGCGTCGATGCGATCCGCCAATTGGCGGCCGGTGTCTCCCACGTTCTCGCTCACTTGCCCGCTCCATTGATAGAGGATTCCAAAGCGTTCCTGCCATCGCACCAGCCTTCATCCCACGCCACCGCCAGCCGTCGCGTCTCGCCGTGCGGGAAGTGCGGATTAGTGTCGCGTGAGAGCCCAGCGTTGCCGAAGCCGTAGCCGTGCTCATACGCTCTCGCAACGTCCACGGGGGTGCGCATACAGGCGGGTACGTCACGGGTGTTCATCGGCTTACTCCGGTACGTGGATAAAAGAGAGATTGGGGCCACCCTTCGCGCGCAACTCGTCGCGCAGGGTGGAGTAGGCGCCGATGCGGCTTTCGGTCTCCAGTGATAGGTGTCGCAGCGCCCACACGGGCCCATCCACCACTTCCGCACGGAAGTGGTTGGGCGACACCTCGCGCGTCTCAACCACGATTCCTTGCATGGCTCTCTCGCTCCCGTGGTCAGTCGTTGATGGAGGCGCCGTTCCAGTCCTGCAACTCCGCCTTGGCGGCACGCTCTGAACCGCAGTTGAGGCGCATCCGCTGGACCGCGTCCGCACGCCGCCCGTAGCCTTTCGAGCACTGCATGTACTTTCCCGCGCCGACGTAGCCGAAGACGAAGTAGCGCTTATCGCGCTCCACGATCTTGTAGGTAGGCTTAGGCATCGGTCACCGCGTCTCTGGTTCCGCGGATACGCTCTGCTTCCTTCCGGATGCGCACGGCCGCGTCTCGGCTGTGCCAGCGGGCGGATGCGGAGAGGGCTGGCAACTGGCCGTCGTGGGCCGCGTCCACGCACCCCTCCTCCACCTCGCCCGACGAGTTGAAGATGCGGTATGGGCTGCTGGCTGGGCGCCCGCAGGTAGGACAGGTGGTCTCGGCGCTCAAAGGTCGTATCCGGTTAACGCGAGTGAGTCACGAACAGCACGCCGTTGCTGTTCTGGAAAGGCCGCGAAACAGCGTACCCGGCGGCGCACAGGACGCGCTCTGCGGCGGCTTCCTTCTCCGCCCGTCCCTCTCCGTAGTGCGTGAAGAAGACGGCCACGCGGTATGCGTTCAACTGACGCGCGTTGTAGCCGCCCTGTCGCACTCGCCGCACGATTTGGGTTGCGGTCAGGCCCGCCGCGTGCAGGGCTGCCGTTACCGATGCCACCTGAACCGCTTCCATCGTCTCCGCCCCGCCAGGGTTGCGCTCCGTCTCTCTGGTATGTAAGATACAGTGGGCGGCGGATCGTGTCAAGAGTATCTTACGCGAGCGGGAGAAGGATGGACTACAACAAGGCCGTGGACGTGCTGGCGGGGCCGCCGATCATCAAAACGATGGCGGAAGCCTTTGGCGTTTCGGAAAACACGGTGAGCCAGACGCGCCTTGCGTCGGATGCCCGCCGCCCACCTCCAAAGGGCTGGAAGGCTGTCGTCCGTGGACTGGCGCTTGAACGCGCCGCCGCTCTCACCTCTCTCGCGTCAGAGTTGGCGGATGCGTGACGACGTGGCTATCGGGGCGCTCAACACCTGGACGTCTGGTGTTCAGCGCAAGTACGGCCCGTGCAGTGTCTATCTCGTCGGCAGTGCTATAGCTAATCCCGACCGCACGCCCCGAGATTGGGATGTACGCCTCGTGCTCGCGGATAGCGCATTTGCGCAGCGCTACGGGCTGTCGCCCGCGGCGTGGAAACGTGAGGGCGATACTGGAGACTGGAGTGAAGCGCGCTGGAGTTGGGCCGCAGAATGCGCAGGGCTGGCTCTCGCGGCATCTGAGCTCATGGGTGTGGAGGTTGACTTTCAGGTGCAGCCGCAGTCTTACGCCAGCAGACAGAAGGGCCCAGCGAAGGAGTTGGGGGTGGCATGAAAACGCGCCGCTGGTCTCCAGTCGTCGGCTGGTGCCACAAGACGGGCAAGCAGCAGCACACCTCCCGCGCAGGGGCCAAGGCGCAGCGCGAGGGCATCCGGAAGCGCAAGGGTGCAGCCGATGGACTGGAGGTGTATACCTGTCCTCACTGCGGGTACTTTCACATTGGACACGGACACAAGAAACAGGCGGGAGAAACTCTATGAGTCTTGCTAATATCAGCGCAGACGAGTGGTTGCGTGAGCATTCCCATGAACTTGACTCGTCGGTCTGTGCCGAATGCGGAATGCTCATTCCTGACGGTGAGGAACTCTGTACATTCCATCTGATGCTATCTGACGACGCAGACGTTGCCGTGGAACATCGGCTACCGCGCTCGTTCGACGGCGATGGGCGGGCGTCGCTGGATGGCTTTGGGGTGAGTGCGGCCTATCTGCGCGTGACCGATCAGGTCCCGTTTGAGGATCGCGCGAAGATCGGCAAGATGTTTCTGGTAGACGGCGTACCTATTGAAGAGGCGTCGATTTTCACCGGCATCAAGCGAGTGACTGTCACCAAGATTCTCGCAGAGATGGTGCCCGATGCCTACGTATTCTCCGGAGACGGAAAATACTCCGCTGTAACGCGCTTGGCTTGCGCCGTACCGGGTAGAGTTTCGCTACTCCCGCCTGCTAGCGCTTCAAGCGTTGAAAAGTGGCGCAACGACCTGCGAACGATGCTGCGCACGGGCCGCGGAGTGAATCAATGGCGCTGGCGCGTGGAAACCAGCAAGCAGGGGCTCACGGTTATTACTCGTGGGCGACGCTGGCCCAAATGCGTGACTCCGGAAGAAATGGCGGAGCGGGGTAGCCTACCTCTGGCGTGCCGCGACGAATCGGCGGCCGTGAATTTCTTTGAAGCAAAGCGCTGGCCCGATGGCTATGTCTGTATCGGCTGCGGTTCGCGGGACGTGTATCAAATGATGAGCCGGGCGGGCGGCAGGCAGGAGAACTATCGTTTGCGCTGCAAGGGCTGTGGGTACCAGTACACGATGAAAACGGGTTCAGTATTTGAGGACTCCCCCATTCCCTTGCACAAGTGGGCGCACGCATTCTGGCTCCTCTTTACAAGCAAGGATGCCGTGCCGGTCCTTGAGTTGCAAAGAGTTTTGCAGGTTACCTACAGGACGGCGATGTTGATGATGGAACGAATGGCAGACAACATCTCGCGAGACGGACGCTGGTTCCCTTCGGACCTTGTAAAAGCGCAGGGACAACGCAGGGATTGGTCAGGATGGGAGTTGAGCAAGCGTGACTGATAAGCGCCCTCCTTTCCGCTGGGATCGCGCCGCAGGTCGCTACCGTGGGCCAACTGGCGCCTTCGTGCCACCTGCCCGCGTCCGTGCCTACCTTGATGCTGCCCTGGAAGCCGCAGGCAAGCGCATGGACGTGCTGGCGAACCAACTGCGCTCCGGCTCCATCGACCTGATTACGTGGGAAGTCAGGATGCGCCGCGAAGTCAAGGTTGTCTCCGTCTACAGCGGCGCGGCGGCGAAGGGCGGATGGGCGCAGATGACGGAAGCGGACTTGGGGCGCGTCGGGCGCTACGTGCAGGATCAGTACAAATACCTGCGCGGCTTCATGCGCGACGTAGCGACGGGGAAACAGCCGCTGAACGGCACGGTAAACAGTCGCTCACAGCTTTATGCGAACGCGGGCAGACCCCTGTTCCACCGCATCGAAAAGGCGGAGATGCTGGTACGCGGCAACACGGAGCGGCGCAGTATCCGTCACTCCGGCGATTCGTGCCAAGGCTGCATTGAAGCCGCTGCACGCGGCTGGGGACCAATCAACGATCCGGGGCAGACGGAGATCGGGGAGCGGGATTGCAGAAGTAGGTGCCGATGCGGCTGGGAGTATAGATAATGGACGACTCGTCAGACGAGTATCGGCACTCCGTAACGCCGGAGCGGGATCACACGTGGCCGCTCACTGGATACGACGCCCTGCAATTCATCCGAAGTAGCGAACCTTGGAAGTGGAACGCCGCCGTAGAAGAGTTAGAGTGCTTTTACTGCGGAGAGTTCTCCTTTGACATGCACGCCGACACCTGTGTATGGAAGCGAGCGCAACGTGACTGACTTCAGAGCAGACTTCGAACCGCCGCGCCTGCCGCTATGGGAGCGGATTGTCTGTGCCGTGCTGGACGCCTGCACGCGAGTGGTGGACGCCTTCACCGGATGGATGCGCAGATGAGCGCCCGCAAACTGATCGTCTGGATCGTGGGCTCTCCAGCCGAGGACGATAGGGACAGCATCGGTGGTCAGATTCTTGGCGTATTCTCGACTGAAATAGCTGCGCGAGATTACGCCGCGACGTTCACCACGAGTCCAGCCGTTGAGGAATGGGAAGTAGATTCTTAGATCCCCTAGATCATTGACCGCGCGTTGGACAAACAGTAACCTCCAGATTGTCCGCAACCGGATACCCACCTGAACGGAGGGTAGGTCAATGGCCGCGAAGCTAAGGCTGGACGTGGACACCCTTCGCGTGGAGTTGTTCAACACGTTGGCAGTCTACGGCACGGGCACGGTAGGAGCGCACGCGACCGGCGCTCTGGAGGATACCTGTTGGGGTGGATGTGTGCAGTATTCAGGCGACCCCGACACCTGCGGCGGCGGCGGAGAACCGACGTTCGCCACCTGCGCAGGGATGGGGACCTGCCCTAAGTCGGGATGCGGTGGGATGCCGACGTGCGGGCCAACGATGTGGCACACCTGTCTTTCCTGCGCGGCGTCAGACTGCGGTGGCGTCACGCCATGTTCACCCTGCACTGGATAGGTTCTCATGAGTGAAGCGACAACGGCGAGACAATGGGCGGTGCACTCGTTAGATCAGTCATTAGAGGCCAGCAACGGTAGCGATGAAACCAGCTACCTGATTCGAGCGATGGTATGGGCTGCTCTGGACGTGGCGGATGCCATACGGGAGTTGAGGCCAGAGCCCTCTTCGTTCGGATTAGACGGCTCCTCTTTCTTCCTCAGCAACGACGCTGGAGAAGGCGGCACTTGACGCGGGAACGGTTGGCGCGTATAGTGCAGCAGCAGAAACGTACATAGGTGAACGGTAGGGGCGGGGGTGCCAGAAGGGGACAGGTGGGGTCTCGGCTTTCCGAATCCGAGACGGCCCTAGCTGCGAAGCGGGGCTAGGCGTTCGAGTCCGCCACCCCACCCCTACCGTTCAAAAGTATTAAGGGCAACTGCGCGTGTAGCTCAAGTGGCAGAGCAGGGCGAGTCTAAACGAGTCGTCTGTGCGTGGGGTTCGGCTTCCCCACCACGCGCTATGTCTGGCCTCTAGGCGTCCATCGACGGGTGGCGCCGAACCGCGTTCCTCTGGACGCTTGAGGCTAGAGTACAAGACACCAGAGGACGGCTAGCCAGAGACGGCCCTTGCCTTCGCGATGCGCGAGGGCGCGGGCCTTTTCGCGTTTAGCCTGCCGCAAGGTGTCCATCCGCAGTAGCAACAGGCTGGGGGATGCTCCCGGCCGCAGCCCTCCACCGCCCGCGACGGATGCCGCCGCGCTGCGCCCCGGATGCCGGGGCCTCACCAGACAGACAGGGGTTCCACCCGTGCCGGAGATGCCCGAAAGCGCATTCACGGAATTGGCCGCATACCGTGCAATCGCGCCCACGCCAGCCGAAGTCACGCGCAAGATCGCGGACCTTGAACGCGACAACCAGAAGGAGCGGGACAAGGTCCGCGATCTGACAGAGAAGGCCAAGGGTGTGCCGCCCGAAGGATCGGTAGTGCTGACGGCGGAAGAGGCCAAGGTCCACGAGGCGTGGAAGGCGCTGGGCGTCAAGCCGGAAGACGTGGCGACGCTGAAGACAGAGCGCGACACGCTGGCGACGGAGAAGAAGCAGCGCGACCGCAAGGACATCCTGCGTAGCGCGCTCGCAACCGAAGGGTGGAACGAGCAGGCGCCCGACGTGCTCCAGAACACCACGGGCTTCGACGCGCTGGAGTTGAGCGAGGGCGAAGTGACGGTGGAGCGCCTGAACGGCGGCAAGAAGGAGAACGTCAAGCAAAAGACAGCGTTCGCCACCGTGGAAGGCAAGCAGGTGCGCGTGGCGGACATCATCAAGGAGAAGTGGCCCTACCTCGCGCCCGTGCTGGTGGCTTCGGCCAGCGGAAACGGGAGCACGGCAGGCGGCGATGGGCGTGGAGTGCCAGAGCAGCGCGGCATGGCGAGCGCGGGCGGCACCACGCGGACGCCAGAAGATCACGCGAAGGCGGTGCGGACCAAGGTGGACTACTCCGTCTAGCGCAACCCGGAAACAGAGAAACGAAATGGCTCTCATCACCCGCGCCAGCACGGCGCATATCGACGCCACCACGGCAATGAGGGCGCCCCAGCTTTCGGGTGACTACGTCGCTGGTGAGGCGTTGGACGCAGTGGCGCCCTGCTACATCAAGGAAGTGGTGGACGGCAAGATGATGGTCTACATGTCCAACGGCACCGCTGCGGACGCCGCGGCGGCGGTGGACGGCTTTACGCCCGTCGCCTACGCAGAGGGCGAGCCGGTGACGCTGTATGGGCCGGGTACCCGCTTCGGCTACGGTACGGGACTCACCGCGCCGACCGCGCTCTACCTCGGAGAAACCGCTGGGCGGCTGGACGACGGGGCGACCACTGGAGGCGAGGTTGCCATCGCCAAGATCATCTCCCCCACGGACATCGTCGTCCGTGCCCTCGTCGCGTAAGGAGATCCGCAAATGGCCGTCACCGGCACTTACACAATCGCGGACCTGCTCAGCAACCGCGACGCGGCGGAGAGCCGCATCATCGAATTCGGGGTGGACAACCTCGTGCAGCCGCTCCGGGACGCGCTGGACGCGCACAACGCGCAGGTACAGGGCATCCTGAACGATCTCGTGGCGACCACCACGGAGCGCACGGGGACGTACGGTGTCGAGCAGGATGCCGACATGGAGGACGTGGACGAGTTCGGCGCGGTGCGCACGCAGAAGGCCGCCGCCAAGGGCAAAGTCGCGTGGGGGCTCACCAAGAAGCAGTTCGCGGTGGGCTGGACGCGTGACTACTTCATCCGCGCCACCGTCGCGGACATGATCGAAAAGCAGATCCTGGCACAGCGTGCGCACGTGAACGCGCTGCGGCGCGGGGTTCGGAACGCGCTCTTCGGTGCGACCAACTTCGACGTAATCGAACGCTTCGCCACGGAGGCCGTGGGCGAGACGCTGAACGTCAAGCGGCTGCTGAACGCTGACGGCGACCCCATCCCCATCAACCGCAACGCGGAGTCTTTCGACGGGGCCACGCACACGCACTACGACGCCACCGCCAGCACGTCGGGTTCCGGGCTCAACACGGCGCTGGTGGCACTGGTGGATGACGTGGTGGAGCACGACCACGGCGGCGCGCTCCGCATCTACATCAACCGGGCGCAGGAAAGCACCGTTCGGGCGCTGGCCGACTTCGCGCCCTACGTGGAGCAGGGGATCATCCCCGGCACCGCGAACGACCGCGCGAACGGCACGCTGGACATGTCGCGGCTGGACAACCGCGCCATCGGCCGCTTCCACGGGGCTGAGGTGTGGACGAAGCCGTGGATGCCTGCCGAGTACTTCTTCGCCTTCGACGCGAGCGACGACCGCAAGCCGCTGCGGATGCGCGTGCCTTCGGAGCGCCAGCTTCAGGGCCTCTACTTGGCTGCGGAGACGGAGTTGATGCCGCTGCACGCACGCCACATGGAGACGCTGTTCGGCTTCGGCGCGTGGACGCGCACCAACGGCGCAATCCTATGGGCGAACGCGGGAAGCGGGGGGACTTACACCGCTCCCACCTTCAACTAAGAGGCGATGATGGCAGAGACGATTGCAGGCGGGCGCTACCGGGTACGGGGCAGGCTGGTGGATGCCAACGGCAAGCCCGTGAAGGGCGGCGCCAAGGAAGCAGAGAGCAAGGTGAGCGATTCGGGGCAGGGCTCACTTGACGGCGTTGACTTCGCCAGCGAAGCCGCGCGCGAGGCCGCACAGGATGCAGGGCTGTCGGCGGGCGATTTCAAGGGTGCGTCGCCGTCCAGCCCGAACGGCTACACCAAGCCCGACGTGCAGGCCGTCATAGAAGCGAGAGGGACGTAACCTGTGCCGATCACCTCCGCCGACGTAACGGCCCCAACCGGGGAGTTGCAAGCCTCGTGGTTCAGCACGCCGGACCTGCCGACCGCGGCAGGTATATGGATAGCGCTGGGGGCGAGCAAGGTGCCGGATGGGGCCACGCAGGAGCAGGCGGATGCGGTAGTGTTGGCGTACACGTACTGGCGCGGCTTCAGTGACGTGCTGCTGCGGATGGCGAGCGACCCCAATTCCGTCAGCATCGACAAGGGCGACATCTCGGCAGCGTACGCGGCGGATCAACGCAAGTACTTCGCACAGAAGGTAGCGGAGTGGAAGGCCGCGTTCACGGATGCGGTGGAGGGCGCTACAGCGGTGACCGTGGAGGCCGACACGCCGCCGCGCGCCTCCTTCGCACAGCAGATCGTCAGGAGCTTCTAGGGTGAGCATCTTTACCGGCGTACTGCCCAAGCTTCAGGCGCTCACCGAAGGCGAAATGCTGGATACGGTGACGATTCACCGACCGGGCGCGGCAACGTCCAACGCAGGCGGTGCGATGGTGGCGAGCGGGAACACGGACACGGAGACCGTGGGGCGCATCGGGCCGCTGGACGCCACGGACACGGAAGACATCGTTTCCGGCGAGTTGCGGCAGGTTGGGCTTGAAAAGC